TTGCACGAGGTGTCCGGCCGTCCCCGGCTCAGGGGGTGTCCCCCAGGCTATCCTCGGGAGTTAGCTATTTCACTTGCCGGCCTCGACGTTTCCGCTGGTCAGAGCATGTTTTAGCTGGTTTGCGGGTTTGCTGTAGCTAACTCCGGTTTGGTGGTTGCTGGTGTTGGTGTGGGTTGGTGTGGTGTGGAGTGTGTGGTGTGTTGGTGCTGGTCACATGGGTGTGTTCCTGCATATGTGGTGTGTGCTTGGTGTTTGGTGTGTGTGTTCCTGGTAGCTGTACTGACTGGAGTCAGGGTTAGGTGTGCTAACTATGGTTTGCTACCTGGTCTCGCGTGTACCACATGCTGGTGCTTGCTGTCAACCCTCACGTGCTGTGATGCAGCGCTTGTCACGTAGTGGTTGACAGGAGGGGAGGGAATGGTGTATTTACCCGGGCCCCGTTCCCTATCGAGGCCTGAGAGCCGCTGTGAGCGATCGGGATGGCCTCACCCAAGCGTTCTATCCGGACTTACCTAGTTCGTCCGTCTGCGTGGACGCTAGAGGGCAGCAATGGGCGCTCTCGTTGAATCGGCCCACATACACGTGACGTTGTCCTGGTAGACAGTCCCTCTACTGAGGGTTGCCTAACCTAAGTCACCTACTCGAGGCCTACGGCATGCCTCGAAACCCTCTGTTTGCTATGGCCTCCTACCAGCACAAACGAGGTTTACAGACCCCTCGAAAACGGGCCGATTTTCGACGCTCTCGGGGCAGCTGTACTCCGTGTTTCGACCCTCGATTCTGCGTTTACCTGGGCTTATGCATACATCTCGATTCGTGAATATGTCGATTTTCGAGGTTTGCTAGCTAACTTTCGGCCGATTTCTGGGGTTTGTCCTGTCAAACTCTCTACCAGGCCTTATGTGGCATATCTGCAGGTCAAACGGGGTGAGTTTTGGGGCCATTTCGGGCTTGTGTCCCACATAGTTAACTATGTTGCTGAAAAAAGTTTTCTGCAGGTCAAACCATGTTTTGGCGTTAGCTGGACACTTGTCCAATATAGATAACCTATGTATGTCCTTTGACCTGGGCTTTTACCTAAAACCGCAGGTCAGAGGTATGTTTGCTGGATAGCGGAAATCAGCCTGGACCCGGCCCAATTTCAAGTTTTTTTTTGGACGAGTTTCCGCAGCTCATGGCACGTTTAGACCCCAGTTTGGGTGTCCGGAAACTAACTTCCCCTATTGCGTTGCTGGCCGTTCAAACGTAATGTTCTCCTTGTTCGACGCACTGCCCAGCCCGCGAGGGAGGGGCGGAGCGCCTTCTACAACACTGCCTTCAGAAAGGAGTAGTACCCGCTAATCGCATGGCCTACGGGCGTGCGGGACGGACGTCGGTTGCGGCGTGTCCTTAAACGTTGCTTGAGAACTCCATAGTGTTGATGAACCTCCTTGGATCGGAACCTGGTCACTCGCGCGGACAATGCGAGTCGCGTGATACAGCAGGACCGGAGGAGTATCGAGGCACGGCGGCAGGCGGCTGCAGTGTTCTCGGAATACCAAGGCATGGCATAGGGCAATGCGCCGCTAGCCTCACGTACCTCGTACGGCGTGAGTGAGTCGGGTGAGACATTGCGTACTGAGGTTCACTCTCTTCTTCTCCTGAATCTTCCAAGTGTGATTTGGGTGGCCTGAAGCGGAATTAATCTCGATTAACGTCGCTTCAGGCCATTCTTCTGGCGACCGGTCTGGTACCGGTCGTCTGAAGAGTGAGGGCGCATGGTCCCACCTGCACTGAAGGGAAGAATCAATGAAGGTTTTCAACGTCTGCCACACGTGTGCAACGGCCATCGTCAACGCCGACTACTCGGCTTTTGATGATGAATCTGAGCTGGCGTGTATCTCGGCGTTTGTCGAGTCGGCTGGATTGCTGGCAAGCGCTGGCACGGTCGATCTCGGCGGCTACTGGGGTTGCGCGGCGTGCGGCTCGATTGAGATTGGCACTGCCGACGTTCTGGAGACAGTCGACTAGGCACGGACAGTCACACATAGGCCTCGAGGTCTATGTGTGGCTACCTGCTGCCTAGCAGGACACACACACGGAGAAGGGAACACGCATGCTATTTGAGATCACGCACCATAAGCAGGACGGTAGCGAGTTTGCGATTGACGGCAGAACGGTCTACCGGAATCTCTCCGAGCATGGCGCAATGCGTCAGCTGCGGCTGATAGCCGATACCTACGAGGCAGGCGGATGGTCTACCGAGATCACCGGCTATGTGCTCACAGCGTCAATCAAGGATGGCGAGATCCGAACGCTTTACCGGGTCTATGCGCAGGACTGAATAGGTAGGGGTGTGCGCTGGCAAATGGTCAGTGCATGCCCTGGTCAATTCAGACCACACACGGAGAAGGGATAGAACCATGACGAATGCAGTAGAGGGCGAGATCCTGCGCAACGGCAACGTTTACGCAACAGTCCTGCCCTACAGCACGCAAGGTCACGGCGTCCACGCGGATACGTATCGGTGGGCTGTCTACATGATCGGCGACGCTGGCCCAGCACTCATGACAGATGGTCGCAAGTACTTCCGCGACCGGCCCGAAGTCGCAGAATCTGAGGCACGTCGGGCGGCAATGGAGTCATTCAATATCTGGGACAAGCGCATTAACGGCGACTAGATGGGGAGGAGATTACTTACTCTGCCGGTTATATAGCAGAGCTAAGTAGTCTCTGCTGTATCTAGCAGCGGTACACACGGAGAAGGGAACCACCATGAGAGACGCAACCTATTGGACGATTGCCTACCGCAATCGGCGCGCTAATCACTTCAAGCGTGCCCAGGACTTGGCAACCGATTGGCATAGCGCGATGGCGAAAGCTGGCGCTATCAAAGAACGTTTGCCACATCTGGACATTTGGGTTCTTCAGACACGAGAAGCCGAAAATGCTGGCTACGCGTGCGCTGAGGATTGCGGAAACATCCTTCTCGAGACCGGCAAGCGAATTGCGGTGCGAGACACAGGGTCACTAGCGGAACTTGCGGCAATGGGCTGAGTAGGTAGGGGCATGCGCTGAGTTTTCAGTGCATGCGCTGGTCAACTCAGACCACAACACACGGAGAAGGGAAAACATCATGCGTAACCCCAAGGTGGTCGCCAGCGACAAAATCAAAGTTAATGGTGTCCGCGTGCATGTTTCTACCGTCCATATCGCGCAGTTTGGCTACTACGAGACTTGCGTGTTTTGGCCTGGTCAAGAAACACAATGGGAGCACTACAGCTCCCCCACGCTGGCTGCTATCGGCCACGCGGGTTGGGTGGGCAAGGTGAAAGAACGCGCCATGTTGGCAAGCGCCTAGTCCTGAGCACGGAGGAAAGCACATCTACCGCTCGGTAGGTGTGCTTTCTGCTGCTCTCAGGCGGCACACACACGGAGAAGGGAAAAGGGAACATGTCGAAAGATCAGACCATGGTTGTCTGGCAGGGCGTATCGGCTCTCGATGGGGTCACTCCGATTGTGGTGCTGGCTTCATTCAAGTCCGCAAACGTCAAGACCGGCGACGTGGTGCAAACGTGGATCCTTCGTGCGGATGTCAAGCCGAGCGATGCCATTGCGGACGGTAGCGATGCTGCCGTGTGCGGTGGTTGCGTTCATCGAGGCGACCGTGCGAATGGTCGCAAGCGGTCTTGCTACGTCAACATGCGTACACCCAATGCGGTGTGGGGCGCATTCAAGCGTGGCAATGTCCGTCCGTTCGACGCTGACGCGTTCATTGGTCGCAAGGTGCGGTTTGGTGCCTACGGCGACCCTGGAGCGGTGCCTACGCACATCTGGGCAACCATTGCCAGCATCGCCGACGGTGTCCTTGGCTACACGCACCAATGGCGTGCTTGCGACACGGGTCTTGCAGAGTTCTGCATGGCATCGTGCGACACGCTCGAGGATTACCGGGCGGCGCGCCGCGCGGGATGGCGCGGGTTTGTTGTCCGTCCGCAGGGTGCACCCAAACCCAAGGGTTTGGTGCAGTGCCCTGCCACGGCGGGCAAAAACAACACGGTGCAGTGCATCACGTGCATGCAGTGCGGCGGCAATGGCAATGGCCGCAAGGCATCGATCTCGATTGAGGTACACGGCGTTGGGGCCAAGAATTTCTTGCCCTTGGCGGTCGTCTAAGCCGATTGGGAGGCAGCACTAGGCATCTAGTGCTGCCGCTTGTCTGCTTAGGCAGCAAACACACACGGAGAAGGGATAGAGAAATGGCATACCGGATTGATAGAGAAGGCCCTACGCCCGACCGTAACGAGGTGGGCCCGTGGGTCTCGACTCTTTCAGCCGCGCTACGCAATTTGGCACGGATTGCCCGGATGTACACGGACGGTGGATGGCGCGTGGAATGGCACGAATCTGACCGCGAGTTCACAGCCACGATGGCACATGGTCATGTGAAAGTGACCTACAGGATCGTTTCTCAGATCTGAGTCGGTAGGGGCACACACTGGTGACAGTGTGTGCGCTGGTCAACTCAGACCAACACACGGAGAAGGGAACAGAGCCATGCATGTCGATGGAATGACACTGGGCGAGCTGTACCAGTGGGAGAGTGACCTTGAGCGGCAGCTCGCCAGGGCAACTGACGGCACGCCGCTGTATGAACAAATCGCCTGGGATTTGGGCGATGTCAAGGCAGCAATCAGCCAGCTCCGCTGACTCAGAGAAGGGATAGAACCATGGCTGAGATCAAGATTGTCAACTGGGTTGAATCACCCGTGTCTGATCTGGGATTAGGCGACTGGATCGTGCACAACGGCCGCGTGGTCGAGGTACAGGACTGCCAGATAGCCGGTCGCGAGGTCGAGCTGACATACCGCGACTACTCCAAATCCACGTACACAGAGAACACCGTTGTGATACCGCGCATGCAGTCGCGTGGCGGTTACACGCGGATTCAAACGCTCAGCTTCAAGCTCAGCTAGCTACACACGGAGGAGAGCCCATCGGCCACACGGTCGGTGGGCTCTCTGCTGTCTGTAGACAGTGAAATACACACACAGAGAAGGGATTACAGATATGTACGTTTCCAACCATGGCCGCATGCTCGGGGTCCACGGCGAGCGTCGCTTGGGTGACCGCAAGAAGCTCAAGCGAGCCGACCGCCGCGCCATCCGTCAGAAGCTGCGCAAGGGCGGTGAACTCTGACAGTTCACACGTACTGAGAGCGACTCAGGGCAACAGTTCGCCAGACCTGTTGTCCTGCTGGTGTTCTCAGCACCAACACACGGAGAAGGGAAAACATCATGTCTTACACCATTGAGCCGTACCAGGGCCGGGGCATCGAGTTCGGGCAAACGGTATTCGCATACCGCAACCTGCACCGTGACCAGTGGTCCATCGTGGCACGGGACGGTGAAAACAAAGGCAAGGTGGTTGCTCACGCCACAGGCGCAGTGATCATTGACGCCAAGTTCGTGGTCCGCGAGGGTGGTCGCCAAAAGGTGATCCGCACGCGGCGCAAGAGTGTGCACGCGGGTGTGGTGGGCACGCTGGTCGACATCAATGACCCGCGCATCACTCACGTACTGCCTGGCACTCAAGCCCGCTATAACCCTTATCAGGCAGGGACTTTCACGCTGGGCTACACGGGTGCACCTGTGCACACCGCTGCCCTGGTGGATCTCGCGCCGGATGGTAAGGCCTACATCTGAGTAGGGAGGAGCGCACAGGTTGGTTCCCTGTAATCACCCTGTGCGCTCTGCTGTACTCAGACGGTACAGATGCCCGTTACACAAACGGGTAACACACGAAGAAGGGAAGAGAACTAATGGGAACCAAGATCGCTCACGCATTGATCGGCAACACCGCCAAGCGCGACCGGTGGATCGGCCAGACGGACGGCACCCTGCCGACCTACGAGGGCCCCATCCCTGTCGCTGAGGTGGAGCGCCGCCTGTTCAACTGGGAGGCCATCAGTGTGCCCACGGGCAATTTCGTCCCGGTCGGCGTCGACCAGCTCGGCGAGCCGGGTGTGATTGTCCTGCCCGATGGGCGACCGGCCCGTGTGGTCATCACCGAGGGCGCACAGGGAATTGTGCGCTCCGATGACTACACGGAGTTGGGGCGGCACACGAAGTCCTACCGGATCCACGACTACAAGGAGTGGCTCATCCGGAACGTGAGCAACATTCTGCAGGACCGGCTTTCGATCCTGTCCGCACTGACGCTGAAGAACGGCGCACAGGCGGCAGTCGAGATCGGTCTTGACGAGACCATGCACGACGAGAAGACCGGCCTCAAGTTTTGGCCGTTCCTGCTCGCCCAAACGTCGCTCGACGGCTCGATCTCGACGACGTATTCGGCGTTCAATCGGATGTTGATCTGCGACAACATGTTTCAGGTCATCCGGCGTGACGCCAAGGCGGCAGGCCGTCAGTACAAGGTCAAGCACACCGTCAACAGCATGGGGGCCCAGGTGGTGGCAGGTGTCCGTGAGGCACTGTCGATCCTGGACAAGTCCGCGCACGAGATGCAGGACTTCACCCGCGAGCTGGCACAGATCGAGGTGAGCCGCAAGCAGTGGCTGAAGGTGCTCGACATCATCGAGCCGCCCGCACCCGCCGACAGCAGCAAGGCCAAGATCACCAAGGCCGAGAATCGCCGTGAGGCGCTCGACCACTATTACACGGTGGATCCCATGTCGGCACCGTTCGCGGGCACCGCTTTCGGTGTCGTGCAGGCGGTCAACACCTACGAGCATCACGGACGCTCGGTGCGCGGAACGTCGCGGCTGGAACGTGTCTACGACCGTGCCATCCGCAACGACATCGCGGCGAGCGACGGGGCCACGCTGCGGGCCCTGAGCGAGGTGCTCGACATGCCGCAGCTGGTTGCGGCATAAAGCTGGCTGGCAGCTTGGGGAGGGCATCACAGGGCAACCTGTGGTGCCTTTCCTTGGTGGCCAGACGGACACCAACACGAGAAGGGAAGAGAAACTGATGAGTGACACCATGTTTCGGCCGAACCGTCAAGTCATGCAAGGCTTCGTCATTGACGGGGTCGGCGTGGTCCAAGTGTCCACCGCGTACCTCGGTGGGTCGTTCGACTACTGGGAGACGGTCATCATGTGGCCACCGGACTGGGAGGGCATCCCATTCACGGCTGACGGCATGGGGTTCGACGTGGTGGACCACAACCGTGGCTATCACGCGGGTCTCGCTGACGCGTTGAACTCTCAGGAGTACTACGCGAACCCGAGCCAGCTGCAACGCATGGCCGAGACCATCATGCGCAACAAGTGGTCTCAAACGCAGTGGGCGCGGCGCGGCTGGGAACGAAGGAGGGCTGTATGACGGCTGCTTACTGGTCACTGGCTGTAGTGCTGGCGACCATCATCCTGCTGTTCAAACAGTTCTAGGGTTCTGAGCGCAACTCGGGGACATCGGCATTGGTCGGTGCCCCCTTTGGTGTACTCAGCACCACAACACGACAGAAGGGAATGAAGAACATGGCGTTCGACCGGAAGATCACCGCATACAACGTGGAACCAGAGGAGGACGGTCGGGGGTCGACTCGACCGGCTGATCATTCAGCGCACGCTCACCGTTGAGCGTGTGGCTGACAATGGCCGAATCATCGAGCGCGGGAGGCCCCAGAACGTTGGCGAGCCCATCGAGATTCTCGCCCAGAAGGTGCCGGATCTTGTGCGTGACCTGACCGACTGGATGGCGTACTACGCGAGTGGTCGGGCCGCTGATGAGGCCGAGGAGGATGCGCGTGGACGCGCGTGAGCACTGACAACTGAATGGGGAGGGGGTGCAGCAGGTCGCGAGATCTGCTGCGCCCCTGCTGTATTCAGCTGCAAACACACGAGAAGGGAATAGAGATATGGACACAACGCTCGCAGACGTGAAGGTCATGGGTGAACTGATGGACGCCGTCGAGAAGGGTTACCTCATCCACATTGAACGCGGTGGCTCCGAGTTCGTCGGTGTGCTGCGCACCTTCACGGAGGGCCAGGGCCCAGGGTTCGCCCACTGGGGCACGGGCGACTTCCGCGACAAGTGGGTGCGCGTCTCAGCCACCTTTGAGCACTGGTTCAAGGTGGCCGAGCTGGTCGACGGGCTGAAGTCGGGCACCATCCTCATTCAGCGGGGCCGGTGAGGCCTATGCATGGCCGGGTAGTGGTCAACCTGGCCGTCGACCTCGACCTGTGGGAGTACGCGGACAGCTACAACCTGGCAGGTCCACGGTCGGCGCGGGACGACATCAAAACCGTCGTCCTCGAGGCCGCGCAAGCGGAGTTCAAGCGCATGGGCTACCCACCGGAATGTGTGAGTAGAATTCGCTGAATCGGGAGGGGGTTCAACGGGTCACTGGATCCGTTGCGCCCCTGCTCAATTCAGAGCTACACAAGAGAAGGGGAAACCATGGACAAGAGGACGTGCTACTACGCGAACGAGTCGTACTTCAACCGAGCCCAGCAGGGGTACGAGATCGCCAAGGTGGTCGAGGACGAGGCTGGCTGGACCCCCGTGTTCGGCCTGCACCGCACCCTGGGTGAGGCGGAGGAGACGGTTGACCAGCTCAATGCCGACCTGGGGCTCAGCCGGGACGACGTGCTCGACATCGTCGCCAGCAGCATGCGAGCCGGGAGGGTCTGACACATGGCCAAGACCACATGCCCACACTGCGGGCAGGAACACGTCTGCCACGTGAACGATGACGACCAGCTCACATTCACCGTCACCATCACGGGGATGGACCTTGCTGCGTGGGCCATTGACTTCGGGCTTGACAACGCCAGCGAAGCCCGAGCCGACTTCGCCACATTCGCCCGCAGCAACCTACAGGGCAGTGTCGATGAACTATTGCACCGCATGGGCTACCACGATCAACAGGTCGACGTGCACTGAATAGGGAGGAAGGGCACCGGGTCAGCCCGATCCGGTGCCCTTCTGCTGTGTTTAGCAACGTACAACGGTCTAGGCAGGAGTCACGGACCTGCTGGAAGGCTCGAAGGGAATCATGACGGCACAAGTAAAATCACCCCCCAGGTTCAAGCTAGCAACGGCCAAAAAGGGAGGGTGGTTGCCACATGCACAAGTCCGACACACCATGAGCGAAGAGGAGTTGATAGAAGTAGCATCGGAGTTAATTGCGCTTTTCGATGAGATCCGCGATTTCCGCAAACAGTACACCAACTACCTGCAGCGTGGGCAACGTGAGCGTGCCGACGCGATGAGGCCCCGAGGGCAACGCCTAGCCGACATGCTCAGCAATGCTGAACGGGCCTGGCTGCGCGGCGGCGAGTTCAACCTGTACGTCCGCGTCCCCTCGGGCGCTGTGCACACCACGGCGTTCTGCCGAACCATCACGCTGCGCACACCAGTGCGGCCGCTCGTTCACCTCTCGGCGCTCACTGTCGGCGAGGTACAGGGACGCGGTTACCGCATGTGTAGTCACTGCTTGAAGCGCACCCCCGAGCAGATGCGGCAGAAGGTGCGCCGCAGCTGCATCAAATGGATCGATTACCTGAAGAACCCCACCTAGTTCCCAGTAGGTAGGAAGGCCCCCCGGCTCATGTCGGGGGGCCTTCTGGCTTTCTGGGCCAAAACATGGGCTGACCTGCAAATACAGGACAGGCCTACATTCACGGCAAATTCACGAGAAGGGAAAACATGCAGCTCACACTCGGCCAGTTCCTAGCGCTGGCCATCTGGGGCATCTACCTCGCCTACATCGGTTACGAGGCATTCCGTCCGGTCAAGAAGGGAACCAATCTGTGATCACCAAGCGGGAACTGCTCACCATTCAGGACAACGCTCCGCTGCTGACTGTTGTTGAGCGAGAGTTGGTTTCGTCGCACATCGAGGCCATCGACCACATCCACAAACTCGAGATGGCTGTGTCGCTCATCCGCACGGCGGCCAAGAAGTGCGCCGAGGGCAACTACATGGCTGCGACAGCAGCCATTGAGCGCGTCCCCCACATCACGCAGTACCTGACCATCTAAAACACGACAGAAGGGAATAACACACATTGTCCACCACACTCGCGGCGTACAAGAAAGAAGCAGTCACGTTCTACTGGCGCTGGCTCATCGGATCCAGCGTCGTCTCTATCGTCGGCAACGTCGCCCACGCACTGTTCAACAGCCACAACAACAACGCGTGGGTGGCGGCATGCATGGCCCTCGTGCCGCCCGTCGTACTGGCTCTCGCCACACACGGGCTCAGTCTCATGGTCCGCACCCAAATCGACGGCATGTTCTTCAGGGTGGCCCTCGGCCTCACCGCAGCAATCGCGGTCGTGGCCCTGGTGCTGTCCTTCGTGTCACTGTTCGAGCTGGCAGTGCAGCAAGGCGGCATGAGCGTGTGGGTGGCCTGGCTGTGGCCACTCGTCGTGGACCTGTCCGTGGCGTTCTCCACCATCGCGCTGCTCGCTCTGACCATCGGCAAGCGGGCACGAAGGGAAGCTGCGGCAGCTGTGCGCCCCGCACGCAAGCGGGCACCAGCAAAGCCCAAGGCGCAGGTGAAGGCCCTCAAGGGTGAGGTGGCTGCATGAGCGGAGACCTGTACACCTGCGTAGACGTGTACGGGGACCGGCTCAACCTCATCTCCGCAGGTCGTGATGTCGTCATTGAGATCGCGCCTGAGGGTGCGAACCCGGCCGACCGCGACGGCGTGGCCCTCACCCCAGATCAGCAGCTAGATCTGATCATCGCCATCGGTGGCCACCTCAAGACGGTAGGCGGTCACTGATGGCACTCGCGCTGCTGAAAGCCCCACGCGTCACCATGCCCGCCCACGTCTACCAGGTCCACAGGCCCACCTGCCCCAACCCCTGGAAGACCAGATTCGCCACAGCCGCCGAGGCACACCGCGTCTCGATGGACATCCTCGCCAAGAACAAGCGAGCCAAGAAGAACCGCACCCCGCAGGGCGTGTACGAGTGTCGGTGCGGTGGCTTCCACCTGTCCGATGCTCGGCGTGTAGTCGTCCTCGGGGGCTAAGAAGAGGGAGGCCGGGTGCAGACGAGGGGCTGCATCCGGCCTCCCCTTTTTTATATCCAGATACATAGTTTTTCTAACTAACTAGTTTGAGTGCCCTTTAATCACAAGGAGTTATATCGTAGAATGACACCCATGACAGCAACCCTCGAAAGTCCGCCAAGGCACGAAGCACCGCCCCGGCTGAGAGCTGCCATCTACCTCCGCATGTCCACCGACAAGGAGCTGGGCATCGAGCGGCAACGAGAGGACTGCGTCGCCCTGTGCGAACGCCTCGGCTGGGAACCAGTCCTCTACATCGACAACGACCGCAGTGCTGTCAAGGAAAACGTGCGCCGCGAATCGTACGAAGAGATGTGCGCCGACATCCGCGAAGGCCTGCTCGACGCCATCATCACGTGGCGCTCAGACCGGCTGTACCGCAAAATGCGCGACCTTCTGCCCCTCATCGACCTCATTGAGGGGGTGAACCGCAACGGCAAACGCATCCCCATCGAGACCTGCCAAACAGGTCTGATCGATCTCACCACCGACGCGGGACGCATGACAGCTAAAATCTTGGCAGCAGTTGCCGAGAACGAAGGTGAAGTCAGGACAGCCAGACAGATGCGCGCATACGAACAGATCGCCACCAGCGGGCGACCATTGGGCGCACCCGCGTTCGGCTACACCTACGACAAGCAGGCCAAGAAGCGTCACGTCGTGCCGGAAGAAGCCGCCGCGATCCGCGAAGCCTACGACGACATCCTCGCCGGTGGCACGGTGTACTCAATCGCGAAGAAGTGGAACGAGCTAGGGCTCAAGACACCGCGAGGAAACGTCTTCATCGACACCGCTGTAGCCAAGATCCTCAGAAGCCCCCGATACGCTGGCCTGTACAGCTTCAGGGGCGAGATCATCGGCAAAGGTGACTGGGAACCCATCGTGGACGTTGAGACGTGGGAAGCGGTCTCAGCGATCCTTGACCGCAAAAACAAGGGCCCGACCGGCCCACGGGTGCGCGTAACGCTGCTCTCAGGCATTGCGCGCTGCGGTAACTGTGGCTTCAAGATGGCTGCCAGCAGCAACGCCACAGGCGGGCGGGTTTACCGGTGCAGGAACTTCGGCGTCTGCCACCATGGCGTCACACGGATGCGTCACAAGGTCGACAAGTATGTCGAGGCCATGGTTGTCGCCAAGCTTGAAGAGCGGAAGTGGGTGGTCGGCACCCAGGCTGACGCGGAAAAAGCCAAAGCGCTCCACGCTGAGGCTGAGACGCTGCGGATGCGCAAGCTTTCCTTCACCGACGCCCTCGCTGATGGCACCCTCACCCCGGCGCAGGTGAAGGAAGCCACCAACAAGGTCGACACCAAGCTTGAGCAGATCGAAACGCAGCTAGCCCGCCTCACCAAGTCACGGGTGTACGACGGGCTGCTGAGTCACGACAACATCGAGGCTGTCTGGGTGGAGCTGCCGCTGGACCGCAAGCGGGCCATCATCCAGCAGCTATGCGACAAGATTGTGGTACGGCACGTCGGCGTCACTGGTCGTGCCGCTTCCAAGTTGCCGCTGGGCCACAACATCGACATCCACTGGCATAATCCCAGCGATAATTGAGATCCGGTTGACCTGAGCTTCGGTCAAGGGTGGGCTGTCAGCGGCTTCGCGCCGGATGGCAGCCCACTCTCCTTCTGTCAGACCGAGGCTCATCAGATCTCCTCCGTCTTCAGGTTCGGCCAGCAGTAATGCACGAACCCCATATCGTCCTCGACCACGACATCACCACAGTCACTGAAGCTCAGCAGCTTGCCGGTGGCGATGGCCTTCGGATCCTCGTTGTCCAGGGTGACCTTCACCTGCTTGCCCAGCAGTGGCCTCATCTGTTCGAGCCGCTCTTGCGCTGGCCCTGGAGCCACTCGCTTGATGCCGTAGTTCTGGCCACGCTTAGACGCACCCCATGTCCCCGTGAGCACGGTGCCAGCGTCCTGCAGCAGCTTCACGATGTCCGCGACAAACAACGGGTACGTCTTGCCGGTGTTGATGTCCTCCAGGACGAGACGCTTCGCGCTGCGGCCGGTCTCGATGCCAACGACACGCATCTCACCGTAAAACGGCTCCATTGGGGTCATCTCGGCGCGGATGGCGCGGTACCGCTGGTTGCCCTCATCATCGAGATACCACTCCCAGCCGGTGATCTCACCGGGGTACGAGATCATGTTGCCGTTCTGGTCGAACGGAGCTTCAGTGACCGCCATCTACTACCCACTTTCCATTCTCTCGAACCTCGGTCTTGAGATTCACTGGCCACATGTCACGCTCGACAGCGCGGAACGTATCAACCCGGCAGTCATCCAGCGTGACCGAGAACGCCAACTCGCGGCGACTCACACGCACCACACAAAGTCAGTGAACCGCGATGTGGCAGTCATGTCCGGATCCACCACCGTGTGCAAGATCCGATACGTCACACGAGGATCCTGTGCTGCCGTCTGAATGGCCCGCTGAGCGATCTTCTCCGACTTGTATGACCGAACACTCCGGTGAGAGTTCGTAGACACGTCAGTGTCCGATGTGGGCCACCCATCCACCATGGCAATGACAGTGAAGAACTCGGTCATGTTTCCTCCCAAATTTCGACATACGAACGGACCTCATCCATCGACACCGGGTAGCCGTTCCACGCGTCCACACCCACGTGAACCTGCAGGGCCCCACCAGAACTCGACAACCTACGAGAACTGTGCGTGTGCCCGTGCAGCAGGATCGTGCCGTTATTCGGCAGCCGCCACTGCGTGTGGCGATCAATACCCGTGTGGTCACCTGTGTACGGGAAATGCGACAACACGGCATCCACATGCCCGCCACCGCTCAACGCGACACGGATACGGGCAGCGATGTCCATGTCCTCGAACACCTCGCCATACGCCTTGGCCCACTTGGCTTTATCCCGGTACATCGGGTGCACTCCGTCATGGTTGCCCTTGATGAGGCGCTTCCGGCCAGGACGCCGCGACAGCCACTCCAGCGCCGCCTCCTGCCCCGACTTCGTGCCAGATGAGATGTCACCCAACACCCACACCACATCATCTTTACCGACCGTGGTGTCCCACCTGTCGGCGAGGATCCTGTGCGCGGACTCAATCTCATACTCCCCGAACCACTCTGGCAGGTTGTCAAGGTCCGGAAACGCGGGCTTGCCGTCCAACCTGAGGCGGGAAGCGATGACCCTCTTGTGTCCGATATGCAGATCGGATGTGAAGAATACGTTGCTCATCTGAGAGGGCACCCCCTGTGTGGTGTCGAGTGATAGCCCAGGTTCGGCAGGCAACGCTCCCCGCCCCAACCAAGATTGTGGACCGTGATGCCAGCCTTCTCCGCGCGACGCATGCAATCGTGCGTGCCACGCGAATCCTCCAGCGGGAACGCCAAACACACGTCAGCGCCGAAGTCGACCATCGCCTGATTCCGCAAGTGCCCAGCGACTGGGCAATACCGCTTGCCGTTCTTGAAACGTGGCCGATGATGACACTGGCTGGTGCAATCCCGCCCCCAGTCAGCAGGCATCGCCTTCTCCTGCACCCACTTCGAACCCTGCATCAGGTACCACTCGTGAGCGAACCGGTCGGCACCAGTGGGGCAATCGCCGTGGATCACCAGGAGGCCCCCTTGGCGTGCATCCTCGTGCCCCAACTCGTGATTCAGCGCCATCCACACCGCTTGACGGTCAGCCCAATCACGGCTGCCGGTGATCAGAACTCGTCGGGTCAAGACTCCCCGCCTTCCCTATAGGGTCTCATCGCGATATTCCACTGGAGAGCCTCGCCAGGGCTTTCGCTGGACTTCCTGATCGCTATGCGTTCAGTGTTGCGGCGTAGGCAATCGTCACAGATGTTGATGACCAGTTCTTCTCCGTCGAAGCTGTCCCAGAACGTTGAACCGTAATGACCGCACGTGATGAACTCGGTCCCCTCGTACGGCTGGTTATCCAGCTCTTCGGATACGTTTTTCAGGGTCGTCCCGCATGTGAAGCAGGGAACGATGGCTTCTGCGCTCATGATTCCTCGACCTCCCGGAGGGCGCGCTCCATCTCGCGGCTGCCACATGTTGTTCAGCACCCGCGAGTAATCGGGGGCAAAGGTTCGGAGGATCCAGCTGGCCACCCTGACAGCGCAGCGTGCACGTCGATTGTTAATACTCACGATTCCGGCTCCCACGTGTAGTGCTTCAGCAGGAAGATTGCGCGCTGTAGACCACTCCATTCGGCGTACAGGATCTCCCGCGTTACGCCGTTGGCCGCAGTGTCGGCTCGTCGGCTTATGGCTTGCGCCTCCTCGGACAGCTTCTCTGTCAGTCTCATGATTCCGCCTTCGCGGCAGCGGCGAGGAGCCAGGCCCCGAGCATGCGAGCCTGCTCGGGGTGGAGGTCACCGGGCTCGACGTTCTGCACCATGACATTCCCACCGGGTGCGGTCCACACAACAGAGTCGCCGTAGCGCCATTCTGGTCCTCCAGCCCATTGCGCTGTCGGCTCGGGCAGTTTCACCACAACGTGGCCCGTCTCGGAGAGTGCCTCCATGTGCGCGCCGATAGCGGCGTCGGCCAACCGTTCGATCTTCGGATAAGGGATGCTGACGGCCTCCCATTCGGCCTGTCGGCTGATCGCTTCGGCCACCTTGTCGCGTGCGGTCATCGGTTGGGCTTCCCTGGTCATTTGGACGTCCGCTCCCATGCCTTGTGCGCCACCGTCGCTCGATGTCGCGTTCCGTTCTTCACTCGGTAGCTAGCCCCGCAGCCGCAGAGCTTCTCGCTGTTGATCCTCTGACGCCAGCATGTTCGGCAGTCACGCGTTTGATAGCCGTTTCGGGTTGTCCACCTGATGTTTTCCTCGTCATAGAGATGCCCGCTGGGGCAGTGCGTAATCTTGGACTCGGCGCGGTGATCGGCGGGAATGCGTGCCATGTTCTCCTGGCGGGTCACGGCTTCGAGATGGGTCGGCTCAATGCAGTCTCGGTGCACGCACCCCCGCGCGAAAACGTGGTCAATCTCGTACCCGTCCGGGATCGGACCCACCCACGTCATATATGCGACCCGGTGAACACCGACCCTCCTCCCGTCAATGGAGATATGGCCGTATCCCTTGCGATTGCGCTGCCCCTGCCACCTAAGGCATCCAGACTCGGGGTCACGCAGTGAACGTTCAATAAGGCGGGATTCAATCGTCTTCGGCACGGTTCAACTCCTCGGTGGCCACCCGCATGCTGTGACGGCCATACAGATCACTCTCATCGATCACGAGCCCACCCAGCCCGCACTCCTGATCGATCCTGTCGCGCAACGTCACCAACCGAACTCCTGCGGTGTGTACACCTGGTTCTGCACCCGAATGAAATTCGAACTCGCGGGCGGCACATCCGACTCGGTCACACGAATCAACAGCCGCCAACCCCGCTCAGTGGCCTGCGTCGCCTGGTGAATATTGAACCAGTCCCACGTCATCCACTGGCCCTCAACGGCCTTCAGCTTCCGCAGCGTCGAGCACTCGTTGATCTTGCGGGTCATCTCCGCGTACATCTGATCATCCTCATCGTGATCGATGGGCATCCGCAGCTGGCCATCAATGAACTCGGTGGGGCAGTCGTTGCCGACATGGATCGTGTGATAGATCGGCCGGTAACCCCCAAGGTGCATGTCGGCCTGCTTCCGCAGTGACGGCTGACCGTTACCCGTCGGGCTGTAAGGAGCCATGTCGGAGCCCTCGGGAACCCTGATCTGGCGCGGAACACCATCGGTATGCCAACCAGGGATCGCAGGCCACCAGCCAGGCATCAACATCGACACCTTCGTGTCCACGAACACATGCCTGTGCTTGCCGGTCAGCGGAGCGTGAGCCAACAGGATCCGCAGCAGCGGCCCACCAAACAGCACCGCATTGTTCAACGAAGCCCGACGCAAGTTCGGAGTCGCCTCAATCAACTTGCGCTGATCAGTGGTCAAGTCGACGCATGGCCCCAGTTCCACGGGGTTGCTGTTGAACCAGTAGTAGCTCATGGCGGAAGCCTCCCATCGTTCTGTAATCGCAGGTAGACGGCATGAAAGGCGATGGTCGCCTGCAGCTGGGCAGTTCTTCGAACCACACCGGCGACAGACGACCATCCACCACACATCAGGGCGACATGCCCGACACCAACACGTCACCGCAGAACCGACCTGATGACCAGCTCTGTGTCGGCGCGGGCATCCACATCGGTGTCATCGATCAGGTGGACATCCACAGGGCCCGAATAGCGGCGCACATAGGCCGTACCGGCGTTGAAGATGATCTTGCCGCCCGACTCGAACAGGATCTCCCGTGCACCGTCGAGACACTTGATCGCCCTGCTGTCGGGCCAGCCGAACCTGGCGTGCTCGCGGACGCAGCGGTCATACGTGTACGCCATCAACGGAACTGTTGAGCAGTCGAACAATACGAGCTTGCCCCGCTCGGCGTTATCCACCGCAATGTCCAACAAGTGATGAGTCTTACCCGCCATACGATCACCCATGATCGTCAGCCGACGCGGCTTCGACTCTGGCTCAACACAGTTCGTCACGGTCACCTATTCATCCTCCGAAACCACCAGTGCGACATACCCTTCACACCCTTATCGACAGCAGTGAGCTGCACACCAGGGCCCTCGTCCGACTCCAGCTCGACCGTCAGCACCTCGAAGCCCAACACCTTGACCTTGAGGATCATCAGCGATAACCCTTTCGAATGACAGCGCCGGTCCCCCAACAGATCCGAGGGACCGGCGCAAACCGTAGTGCTACTTGACAGGTGCCGGGACGGTCAGCAACATCTCGCCGCCATTCGGCCAACAACCGAACGGAGACACACCCTTGTCCAACGCCTTCGAGATGCAGTTCGCGACGATGACATTCGGATCGTTCGACACCGACGACGCCAGCTGACGGTTCGCCTCAGCCTGCGCGATGGCCGTGGCCTGCGCCTGCTTCGCCACAGCGGTGTTGGCCCGCTCCGCGTTCAACTGGTTGATCTTGCCCTCGGTCTGCTCGTCGTAATCCAAGCGTGACACCGACACGTCGATGATCTCCACCTGCTTGCCGACCAGATCCTTCAGCTTCGCCGCCGCCTTGTCAGCGAACTGCTGCAGCGGCACACCCTCGGCCCACTCCGCGTCCAGCGGGTCGAACGACTGGAACACCTCGTTCTCCGCGACCTGCAGATTGCGCTCGATCAAGTTGACCCGCACGTTGTCGAACGTCTTGTAGTCAACGAACAGCTCGTCGGCCGCGTCCTGCTTGATACGCCACCGAATCGACGTGTCAGCACCGGCAGTCGAGTTGTTCCCCAAACGCACGCGGACAGCGTTGTCGCCCTCGTACTTGTTGATCTGGATCGCGCCATCCATCTCAACCACACTCGCCCACGGGGCCTTGAAGTTCAGGCCGTTCTCGAACGTCTTACCGGTCGGCCGGTTGAACGCCGTCTCGATGCCGATCTGTCGCGTACCGACGATGGTGAAGCAGCCGGTCGCCAGAATGATCGCCCCGAGAGCGATGATCAGCGCGCCGAAACCGCCGACCAACTTGCAGCTAGTCTTCTCGTCTTCGTCCTTGACGGCACGCGACGCCAAAAACCCGCCCGCCATGACCAGGACACCGATGATCCACAGGACAATGAAAGCCCACATTTGCCAGCTCATAGGCAACTCCTTTTAGTTGTGATGGTTGAATCGAAAGTTCAGTAACGCGAGAAGTGAACAGGTACCGGGATCTGAAGTGCCAGCCCGATGGCTGTGCGGTGGTGGCCGTTGTACACACGCCACTCCTTGCCGGTCTCCCGTACCGCGTCCGGATAGTTCCGATCAATCCAGATCGGCTCCTTGATCTCCCCGTCCGCGATGATGCGATCCATCAGGCTGAGTGTGTGTGGCCGGTCGGTCACCCACACGTAGTGCAGCTCCTCCTCCCACGTCGACTCATCGCCGCACTGAATGTGCGTGACGATGTCGAGTCCCGACATGTGTGTCACATCAGTCGGAACGTGGATGATCGGTGTTTCCGCCAGAACGGTCATGCTCGACTACCTCTCGTCGTTGGAATGGCTACGTACCCTTGACGTTCAGGACTTGGCGCAAGGTGGTCACCACCTCAACCAACGGCTCCGCATCAGCCATCACCTGGTCGATGTCTTTGTACGAGGACGGAATCTCATCGACCAGCTTGTCGGCGATGTCCTCGCGCCACTCGATGCCCTGCATCTGCTCAGCCAAGTCATCCTTGGTGAACAGTTCCTTGGCCTTCGTGCGGGAGTACCGGCGACCCGCCCCATGAGGGGCAGAGAGCAAACCAGCGCTGCAGCCCTTCCCCCGCACCACATACGACCTGGTGCCCATCGAGCCGGGAATCACCCCCAGCTTGCCCTCCGACGCATCGATGGCACCCTTGCGGGTCAACCACACCCGCTCGCCATCATTCACGGTCGGCACCGTGTAGTTGTGGTGGCAGTTGATGCGCTCCACCTCGACACGCTGAGCCTCCACGCCCAGCCACCACGCGAACACGTGGACGAAGCGGTCCATCATCTCCGCACGGTTCAGGTAGGCGAACCGCTGGGCCCACTCCAGCTCCCTGATATACCGGTCGAACTCGTACGTGTTCTCCACCAGGTACGCCAGGTCGCGGTTCGGCAGCTTCTCACCGTAGAGATCACAGAATGCCTGCGCCGCCTTAATGTGGACCTGGGCGATCTTGTTGCCCACACCCCGCGAACCCGAATGCAGGAACAGCCACACCGTGTCGTCCTCGTCCAGGCACAGCTCGATGAAGTGGTTGCCGCCGCCGAGGGAACCCAGCTGCTCCATCCACTTCGGACTGTGGGACAGGTCGACATCCAGCTCCTGCTGAAGCTGGATCAGCTCCTCATGCTTCTTGCGGGTAAACGCGAACTTCGACAACGTCGAGTTGTAGTTGCCCGGTGACAGCGGGATCGCTTCCTCGATCTGGCGGCGCAGCGACGCCAGCGGAATCTCGGCGAGCAGGTTGACATGATGCTTGATCTGCAGATCCGAGAGAGTGAACCGCGTCCTCACCGCGATCATGCCGCAGCCGATGTCCACACCCACAGCGGCCGGAATCACCGCACCCACCGTGGGAATGACAGTCCCCACCGCAGAACCCTTGCCCGAATGAGCATCCGGCATCAACGCCAAATGTGGGTGAATGAACGGCATCTCAGCGATCTGCATCGCCTGGTCAATCGTCGCCTGATCGATCTCCGAGGCGAAGCTGACCACCTTCGGAGCTAGCGTAGTGGGTGCCATGAAATCCCTTCTAGTGACAAAGAATTGCGAGCGAGAGCCCCACCAACGCGACGATGATGAGGAACACAATCGGACTCACGGCAAGAAGTATGTGCCCGTCCTGTATTCGCAGGTCAGGGCATAAAAAAGACCCCCAACCACCGAAGTGATTGGGGGTCAATGTAGTTCTAGGGAGAATTGAACTCCCGCCTAGACCTTGAGAGGGTCGCGTGCTGCCACTACACCATAGAACCAGGCGTGCAGCCTCATATTTAAAGACCTCCAAGCTGCACTAAGGTCGTAGTCCCGACGACGAGATTTGAACTCGCGTGACCGCCTCGACAGGGCGGCATCCTAGGCCACTAGATGACATCGGGATTGTGCGAGTAAGCATTTCATAGCCCATTGGCCTACGATCTGCATACTGAGCGTGGAGACGGTGCGAATCGAACGCGACCACACCAACCTTGCAAGGGTCGGTCGCCACCTTGGAACATGCGCCCCCATGGTGCATAAGCGTTTTGGACGGGTGCTCGTGCAAGTGGCCCGTGGAGCCGAAACTCAGAATCGAACTGAGATCACTGCGTTACTAAGGCAGGGCTCTAGCCATTGAGCTATATCGGCATTGGGTGGGTGTTCGCCGCTAAGCCGGGTACCCAGTCCCCGGTGCCTCGTCAGGCCACGTACCGCTTGAGAGAATCGAACTCCCGTCATCTGGATGTAAGCCAGGTGCCCTACCATTGGACGAAAGCGGCGCAAAGTGAGGTATGAAGGATTCGAACCCTCGTGACGACGTTGGAAGCGTCGCATCCTAAGCCAGACTAGATGAATACCCCAGAGTTACTGCGTACCTGTTGATGGGATTGAACCACCGACCTCCTGCGTATCAGGCAGGCGCTCTTACCAACTGAGCTAAACAGGCTTAAGTGGGACGCCTGGGATTCGAACCCAGAACTGGCACGTTAAGAGCGTGCGGTGATAGCCGTTTCACCAACGTCCCGATGGGACTAGAAGTCCCAATCCTCGTCCTCCGTGTTCTCAGCCTTGCCGATCACATACGTACTGCCAGAGCCCGAGAAAAAGTCATGATTCTCGTCCCCGCCAGGGGACAGTGCCGCCAAGATCGCCGGATTCACATCAATCTCGTCTCGCGGAAACAGCGAGTCGTAACCCAAGTTCATCAGCGCCTTGTTGGCGTTGTAGCGCAGGAACCGCTTCACGTCCTCAGTCAAACCCACGCCGTCGTACAGGTCTTGCGTGTACTCGATCTCGTTGTCGTACAACTCGAGCAGCAGCCCGTACGTATAGTCCCTGAGTTCGAGCTGGCGGTCCTCCCCCGCCTTCTCCAGGCCCCGCTGGAACTTGTAGCCGATGTAGTAGCCGTGCACCGCCTCGTCGCGGATGATCAGGCGGATCATGTCGGCCGTGTTCGTCAACTTCGCCCGACTCGACCAGTACATCGGCAGGTAGAACCCCGAGTAGAACAGGAAACCTTCCAGCAGCGTCGAAGCGACCTTGCGCTTCAACGGGTCATCACCCTGGTAGTAGTCCAGAACGATCTTCGCCTTGCGCTGCAGGTTCGGATTCTCCTCCGACCAGCGGAACGCCGCGTCAATCTCCTTCGTGGAGCACAACGTTGAGAAAATGTTGCTGTAGCTCTTCGCGTGCACCGACTCCATGAACGCGATGTTCGTGTACACCGCCTCCTCATGCGGAGTGATCGCATCAGGGATCAAGGAGACCGCGCCGACCGTGCCCTGAATGGTGTCCAGCATCGTCAAACCCGTGAACACCCGCATCGTGAGGATCTGCTCGTCCTCAGTCAGCGTCCCCCAGGACGGGATGTCGTTGGAGACCGGGATCTTCTCTGGAAGCCAGAAGTTGTTCGTCAACCGGTTCCACACTTCGTGATCCTTGTCATCGATGACGCGGTTCCAGTTGATGGCACGTGTCAGGGCCACAGATCTCCCTCATCTCCAGGTCGTCAGACCAGTAATAACCGCATCAGCCCGTAGACCTCCGCGTGAAACGTAGCTCGCCCGAGAGTCGAACTCGGAAGCACCTGATTCTGAATCAGGCGGCTTTGCCAGTTTGCCTAGCGAGCCTCATAGCCTGGCCAGTTCTGAATCGACGGCGGTCGACCCTGCGTCTGATCCAAAGCGAGGTTGATCTCCATGCACCGCGTGAACCACGGCCGAAGATCCCCAGTACCATCCCATCCGGCCAGGCGCATCTCGTGCTCCAGAATGGCCGCTAGCTGCCTCTCTCGCGCCTTAACTTCCGGCTGCTGATCCAACCATGCCGCAGCCTCCTTGAGGCGCTCCAGCTCGGCCCTGGAGAGCAACACACCCATGGGTGACCCCTTCGAGACGAGAGCCGGATCTGCCCCGGCGTGAACAGGGTTGCAGCCTGCTGCCTAACTAACTCGGCCACCTCGCCAAAGTCCCCCTGCACGGAGTCGAACCGTGATGGACGGCTTCACAGACCGCTGCGCTAACCATTACGCCACAAGGGGTATAGACCCACCGACTGGATTCGAACCAGCAGCCCCCTCGTTCGTAGCGAGATGCACGTCCGTCGTGCTGCGGCGGGATCGGCCAGTTTCGCGTCATGGCCAGGACGGGCGATCACGCCTCCGCAGCCGCCTCCAGCGCCTCCACACGCGTCTCCAGATCCGCGACAGTCGCAGCCAGGGCGGCGACATCGACATCGCTCGCGTCGATCAGATCATTGACCGCCTTCACAATCGGAGCGGCGGCAACACCGGACTTCAGCTTCTCAGCCATGTATTTCCTTTCAATGCACCAGGTTTGGGCCACTGGGGCGTGGACCCTTTTTACCTACCCCTTGCAGAACCTGATACGTCGTTGCGCAGACGAGACTCGAACTCGTAATGCTGGCTTATGAGACCAGTGTGATCCCGATTTCACTACCGCGCAATGCCTGACATGTACTCCAGCCACGCGTATTCCGCGTCTGGCGTCATGTCGTAGGTCTCCATGTCGATCTCGGCCTGCACTCGCCGCCTCTCGGCTGGCCGCTGGGCCTCACGCTCACGTTCGCCACCGCAACACCCCCGATTACACTGGGGCCTGCGGAGCATCCGCATCATGTTCGACATAGTGCCTCCTAGCGCCGGGATGCCTGGATTCGAACCAGAAGCCTCTGGGGTTTCAAGCCAGCGCTCTTCCAATTGAGCTACAACCCGATATGGGATGCGACGGTCATGACTCCAACCGCACCCCCTGAGAATCACAGGTTTTCCCTGTCGGAGTTGAACCGACACCCTGATGGCTGGCCAGCTAGATTCTCATTGCGGAGAGGAGTGGGCACGATCCACACAGCGTTACGCTGCCCCGCGATTAGCAATCGCGGCCATCCACCTAGATGGTTCCACTCTCCAGAGCGGAGGGATGAGGAATCGAACCCCCTGGTTTCACCCAGCCCCGGTATTCGACGCCGGTTGCCGACCATTCAGCGGATCCCTCCAGGTTGACCCTATCGGCTGATCAGGCCGTAATCCCTCGGGTCAATGGGATCCCGTGATTTTTCTGACATATCCCACGGCGACGGGGCACGATCTCATTTGCTTAACGGAACCTGAGATCAGGTCGGGTGGTTATCCGATCCACCAACGGGTACGTCAGTCTGCGAGGACTCGAACCTCGAACCGCCCGGATCCAAACCGGCCATGCAAACCACTTACACCTCAGACTGAGTGACGGTTCCCTTCATGGAGGTATACCGACAACCCATCTCGATGCCCGCCCAGGATTCAAACCTGAACTACGAAGGTCAGAGCTTCGTGTGCTGTCATTTACACCAGCAGGCAATGCTGGAAAGGCAATTCAGTCCGCTCACCTCTCCACTAGCGGATGACAACGTTTTCGAGGCGTTGTCATTGAGACTGGCCTTGCGGGCGGGGGTGTTCGATTCAGCCGCAAGCCTGGAACCTACTGTGCCCCGTCAGTCTCGTCGTCCCGCAGGCAGGAGTCGAACCTACACAGCCGAAGCGGGTGATTTACAGTCACCGGTGATCGCCAATTCGCCACGGGAAATGCCGGAAAGTCAGGATTCGAACCTGCATCTGGGTGCCCCCACGCCTTGCCATTAGACGCACATTCCGATTGTTGAGCGGGCTAGAGACTAAACCGCTCGACCACACGCTTTCGTCGGATTATGGATTCCCGACTTGTCCACACAGTCCCCTGTGTACGTGCAACGCCTGGTCCGTAACGTGAACCACTCGTCATACCGACAGCTACTCTGCGACTTTTGATTCGCCGTTAGGATGGCCGTCCCATGGCTGCACTACTTGTCTACAAACAGGATCCGCCTTGCGGGCTCGTCCTGCCCCGATTCTGCTCCCAGTCGGGGATTAAGGCGCTTTTGCTCATCGGCAGGGAAAGGCTTTTGCTTTGCGAGGAGTCGAACCTCTACAACTGTGTTCAATGACAGTTTGCTAACCAATAGCATGGTAGTTGTGACTAGAGACGTGCTTCCCCATGAAGTTCCGAACCCTTTTGGGGCACAGAATGCTTCACGCCTCTCGAGCTTTGGCCTGGCGGGCTACTCACTCTCTCCCTCAACCGCATTGTGAACCGTCGTCCACGCGAGATCGGTCATGGAACCCGCCGTCACCCGCCAAGGCTCTGACTTAAGTTCCTTCCATTCCACAGGCTGCTCATCCGTTACTCGCTGGCCCTTCGGCACGTACCGAACCCGACCTCACCACTTGGCGTTGGTCACACGATGAACTCGCAACCTGGCAGCCCCCAACGGGAACTGCTTAAGGTTTGGATTGCATGGGGAACCCTTGCGGGCGGCGAGATGTCACCATCACCTTTCACTGAGTCACCTCAGCTTATGGGCCATGCCCCAAATGTTGTTAACGTGGATGCTCTGCCACTGAGCTAAGCGGCCCGTTTGTTCCGCTGTCGGAATCGAACCGACGACCTTCCACTCGCTAGGGTAGCTGGACTCGAACCAACACTCATCCGGCTTAACAGGCCAGTGCCACTGCCATTGTGGCTATACCCCACTTAGCCCAGTCGGGTGACGGCGGGCTGGGACGCCGAGGACTGAACGGGGTTGCCTAAGACCCAGTTCGTCTTCCACCACCCATCCTTTGGTCGGAGATGGGAAACCGGTTTAACAGGCCCTGCGCTTGCCAATTACACCATGCGAACGCGGCTGGGAGCTACCCACCGGAGCGTAGTCGCGGCTGCAGACCGCGAATCCACTTCAATCACACTGGGATTCGAACCCAGAACCCAGGCCCAGGTGGAGCTGGCGGGAATCGAACCCGCGTCTTACGTTCTCTGTACTCATTCTTCTACGTGCGTAGTGCCTCTGTATTTTCACCCCTCGCATAGCGACACAATCTGCCACGGGCAAGAACACGGGATTAACGTCCTCGTGACCGGACGGCCCTAGCAGTTTGGCAGATGCTTGGGTGTACCTGCGGTCCCCGTATTGACGACGGTGGATTGGTAGACGGAACGGGTAAACCGTTCTACCCCACCGGATCACGCAGCTACGGCGTAATCAGCGTCAACAAATGCGGCGCTTATTAAGGTTGAACTGTTACGGGCGTATCTTCCCGGCACGCTTCCATGGACTCGGTTCGTAATCGAAAACCAGTACAGCCCCTCGAAACTTACTTGTACTACCACTATTTAATTCTCAACCAACATGTTCGGCGTTCGGTCACCACCGAACATCGAACGTGGCACGGGCGGCAGGATTCGAACCTGCATCATCACGGCTTTGGAGACCGCTGCTTTCCTGTCAGCTACGCCCATACGTGGGACTCTTCAGCCTCAACTCTGTCGAGTCCCAGTGGAGGAACCGGGCTTGGAATTTGGGAACCAGCCCCTCCGGTGTACCGCATCCGGTCCTTCTTGAACCGGACATGAAATAGATTAAAGCTTCATCGAGAGTGATTACAGGAGAATCAAAAAAGGCCCCCGACCAGCACACACGCTGACCGAGGGCCTTCCCTGGGGCCTACACCTCAGAACATCAGTTCTGCGGAGTGGGGAACGTGTGCGGACGTGGCGAGCCGGTGCCGTCGAATCGCTGGTTCAGCTCTTCCACCGTCAGGTCGTCATGCGGTCCTGCGCCGACGAGCGGCTTCATGATCGCGGCGAGCGCGTCCTCAGCTGCCTGCGAACCGGACAGGTTGTAGTCCGATGGGTCGAGTGGCACGAACGGGTTCTGGGGAGAAGCCATGTGAAGTCCTAACTGAATGATGTTTGCTGCGCAACACCATTCGTGTGCGCTAACGCCTACCTACAGTGTAGCATGGGTTTGCTCAGAGGCGCGGTGGCCAGTTCCAGTGACCGGGCTTCGGCTCTTCCGAGAATGGGACCAACTGGTTGAAGAAGATGCCGGTCGGATTCAGAACCGCCAGCCCCACATAGACTTTCGACGGGTCGTACAGTTCGGGTTCATCCTCGTAGACTGCCGTGATGATCGCGGCGCGGGGCTCCGGTAGATACTCGCCTCCCGGTGTGCCATACGAGTGATAGTGAACGATGCGGCCGACAGACGGCTCCATTGCTGCTCCTTTATTCGCGCCAGTTCCGTGACTGGGGATGCTTGGGCTTTTCCTTGCGGGGTCCCGCGCCAAGACGCTGATTGCACACCAGGTGCATGGGCTCCAGGTTTTCCACCGAGTACGTCAGAGGGTCATCCCAGGCCAAGTCTTTGACGGGGATGATGTGGTTCACGGTGGGGCTCATTGGATCTGGCCAACGGAGATTTAGATCTATGAATTTTCGACAGTCTGGATGGGCGCAGATCTGGTTCGCGTTCAGTACGCGCCACTTCGCTCGTTCAAACTTGCCGCCCGTTCGTCCGCGAGAGCGTGGGCCGTTCTTACTGTTCGTGGGCAAATTGGTTTCCTCAACCTATTATCCCACGTAAAACTCACCGCGCGGGTTGTAGGTGCTCGACCGAGTCAGGCGGAACCACTGCTGGCGAGGATCGTACGATGATGGCAGATGGGGCGGTACGACATCGAGGATGTCGAGGAAGTACTTCCGGTTGGGGATAACCGTTCTGCCACGTCCGATTTCCGGAATCTGCTCGTCCACGTAGATGTGGGCCTTGTACGGCCATGTCCAGTCGTTGCGGCCGTCGTAGTAGTCGATGTGGCCGGACCATGGGATGTGCGAGTCGGGCGTCCAGTCCTCGCCCACGTGCAGCTGCTGCGTGTAGTAGAAGCCGTCTGCGTTGCGGTACAAACGAAGACGCCACCAGCATGCCGTGTGAGGCACCTGGCGGTCGTCGTCGTTCATCAGGAGGATGCGGCTCAAAAACTGCAGCTTCCGCCGTCGCTGAAGGAGCTGCCCGAGTCGAAGCTGCTGCTGTCGCTGTAGCTGCTGAAGTCCGAACAGCCGATGTAGGCCGATGTCGGCAGCGTCGCCATGAACGTGGTCAGCTGGGCATCGCTCTGCGGGTCGCGGCCGTAGCGGTCGCGGTACTTCTGCCGTGCTCGCTGCTTCTTGGTGGCCATCAGAACACCTCTCGTGCGGGGCTCATTGTCGCGCCGGTTCCTCTCAACTTCCAGCAGTCATCACATTCGGGACTGCCTGCGCGGTGCCGTTTCTCCATGCACCACTTGCATATTCCGGCGAGGTAGGCGTCACGCTGCGCCTGTGTCGACGGCTGGGTCATATCACCTCGATGTTGGTCGGGCGACGCCCGTCCGTGTATTCGAGGATGCCGTTCCAGTCGCCATCGGCGATGCATTCGAACACCCAGTCGGGGGCGTCGTCGGGGATCTCGTAGCGGATCTGGATGTCGGTCACGGGATTTGGGCCATGACCTTCTCAACGTCGCTTACCCAGGCCAGGCAAACCGCCCGAGACAGTACGAACACGGTTACCCCACTTACGATTACGCCGCCTTTTACGGGGTACCGCATGGGGGTTTACCTTCCGTACTATGCCACGGAAGTACGCCCAGCGGTTATCAATATCAGGCTTCTGCATGGACAGCGCTGCAAGCCTAATCAACTGATCTGTGCTCATGCCAGCTTTCAACATGACCGCGAACTCGGCATGCCAAGTAGATGGCAATCTGGCTCTAGTTTCGCGCTCGCGGGCGAGTTGTCGCCACGTATCGCGGAATCGGGCGGCCTCGACAGAGGCTGTCATCTGCCTGGACACGCTCACGGGATCTGCTCCAGCACCTTCTTGAGCAGCTGCACAGCACCATCGGAGTACGCGTGCTCCACGGTGCCCGCGTAGCTTTCCGACTCCCGCGTACCGCGAAGGGTTTCGCCGCCCTTCATGTACAGTTCCCACTCGTAGTGGTGAACGTCGTTCTTCTTGTTGTTGCGGAGCTTCTCGGTGCGGCTGATGGTCAACGCGCCGATGGTGGTGTTGTTGATCATGATCGGCATGATGAGGCTCATCGGATCACCATGTACCCCTCGATACGGTCCAGGCGGCTCTCAACGGCCTTCAGACGCTCGTTCTGCTCTCGGTCGACCGTTCCTGCCTCCATGCGGAATCCGGCAGCCAGGAGGGCTTCTGCGGCCTTGTGGGCGCTCGCTGCAGTGACCCGGTAGAAGATTCTGGGGGCAACCGAATCCTGGGCCCTCGCGTGTTGCTCGATGATCGCAGCCATCACATCAACATCGCTCACCAGGACAGCACCTCAGCCTCGAACGCCGGGTTGCACAGCACCGCCTCAGAGCGGGTGGAACGCAGGTGGTCGATGATCTCCCGGCCAGTGAGGAAGTCGTCCGACTTCCAGATGGCCCGAGCTGCGATCAGTGCCGAACGGTTCAACCCGGCCTGGCAGTGCACCAGGACGGGGCCCGTCTTCCGGCACTCGTTGACCCACTCGGCGATCTCGTCCACCTGGTGAACGCTCTGGTTGACCGAGTCGTACATCTTGATCGACTTCTCGGAGAGCAGCTCGTGCTCAACGATGTACTTCTCCCACGGGTACAGCGACACCACATGCTTGATGAACGTGGGCAGCACCAGGCTGCTTTCGCAGCCGCCCTGCCACAGGTTGTCGGCGACCTCGGAGATGAACGGCACGTCGAACTCGATGTTGCCGTGGGCGGTCCAGCCGTGGAAACGGAAACGCAGTGGGTCGGTGGCGATTTCGAACGCGGTGGGATCAACACCAAGGTTGGTCACGCGGCGATCCTCTCTGCTGTGGACCAGTCGATTTCGTCTGGCGAGTAGTAGCGGGCCAGGAAGGACTCGGCGGTTTCGGTTTCGGCCAACGCCCGGAACGCCTGCAGGTTGCGGTAGTAGTCGTCGTGCGTTGCCATGGTGTTGACGCCCTGATTGGACACCCATTCGAGGTTGTCGACGTGAACGTTCAACGGGTCGCCGTCGCGGAACGCCAGCCGCCACTGGTTGCGGTCGGCAATGTCGTCGGGATCGTACGGGAGGCCCAGGTGTGCGGCGGCAACCATGGCAGCCACTCGCCTCTCAGATCCGTTGCGGTCCTTGATGCTTCTGCGGACCCGAATCACGGGATGCTGATTATTGGACGGGGCCCGGTGGGTGACGTACGGCTTGACGATCTGCTCAGGTATGACACGCCGGTACAGGCGACCGTTGCTCTGTACCTTCTCAAGGAGGTACTCCTTGCGGAGGATCTGGCCGTCGTCGCTGGCCAGGTATAACCCCTCGGTGTTGCGGACTGGCTTCCAGTGGGTGCTCACTACAACTCCTGAATGATGATTGCGATGATGAAGAACGCGATGAGGACGACGGTGGCGGCGATGGCGGCGACGATCACCGGCCCTCTTCCTCCCACAGCGCCTCAACGACAGCCTTGACGGCCTTGAACCAGTCGGGCTTGCCGGTGATCTCACCGTCGACAGCGTCGAAGTACTGCGCCCCTGTGGAATCCGGCTCGAACTCGCCGTCGAGGTGCTGGCGGTCCAGTTCGGCCACCAGCACATCCTCGAGCTGCTTGATCAGCGGGATGTCCTCGACGCGGAGGCTCACCGAACCTGGACCTCGCGCGGCGGCACGGACTGGATGATCTCGCGGGCCTGGGCCTCGGTGATCCTGCCCTGGGTGAACAGGTACGCGGCGGCGGCGTTGGTGAGGAGCTGGTGTCCGTCGTCGCTGGCTATGAAGTCGAAGAACTCGCGGTTCAGGTGGGCGGGAACCTCGTGGAACGTCCAGTCCAGGGTGCCGGGAACATCGTTCTCGGCGATGGTGATGCCGACGTTGTCGAAGGCGGCGCTATTGATGGTGGCCATGGCTTCTCCTAAGCGATACCGAGTGATTGGACAGATTCGAACGACTTGGCGTCCCGGCCCCACTTGCCGCAGTCGGTGCACTGGAAGCGGCGGTACTTGTAGGTCCGGTTGCCAGCCCAACCCCGGTACTGCAGGTTGGTGCTTGCACAGTTCGGGCAGAACGGGCCGATGTCGTCCTCGTAGAGGGCCAAGTTCATGCCCGACAGCCAGCCCCGCATGTCGTGGAACAACTCCAGCGTCTGGTCCACATCGCGGATGTTGTACTTCTTCATCGACCGCTGGGCCCGACGCAGAACATCACCGTCGGCGAACCGCAGCTTGCGCCACAGCCCCAGTTCGGTCTGCTCCTTGCCTTCCATCGCCTTCACCTTGGCGAGGTACTTCATCGACTTGGCGTAGAGCTTGAAGTTCCTGCTGGCCTGCTGCATCAGGTCGATGTCGACGTGCGGTGATGGCTGCAGCAGGTTGTACAGCCACATGTCGGCCTGCAGGTACTTCACGTCGAAGTTCTTCGAGTTGAACCCGACGATGTAGTCGGCCTCATCGAACAGGTCGCGGGCCTTCTGGATCATCAGCTGGTGCCCGCCACCTGGGGTGTGGGCGTGGTTGTCCTGCTGGAGCCCGCCGTCCCATTCGGCGACGAACTTGGTCTTGTCTTCGTGCAGCCATCGGTAGGCGAAGCAGATGGTGCGGGCAGGTTCGATGATCCGCGACGGGTCGACCCAGGTGCTTTTCTGCTTGCCTTCCCACACGCCGTCGACAAGCGCACTCTGTCGCTCGATGTCGAGTACCAGAATCTTGGCGCTCATCGTTTCTCCATGTCTCTCAACGTATGTGGCCCCTGTGAGTGATTACAGGAAGCTAGGTTTCCAGGCCGGGGACGGCGACTCGGCCTTCTGTGCGCACGTAGTACTCGGTCACACGGAAGCTCCCACTCGCCTGTACGTCCCCTTGATTGTGGTCGGGTGCGAGTTCACTCCAGACCAGAGCCACGTGTAGCCCGGCGGCTGCTGGAAGAACCATCCCGTCTGACCGTCAAACGTCCCCCATTCGTAGGTGAGACCGTCGTGGTCCCACGTGTACTTACGAGTCCACGACGGCTCCAGAGAATCGGTCTCCATGGGATCGTCGGCATCCTCATCCGACACCTGCTGGGCCCGAACGGTGTTCGGCCGGTCATCAAACTCGGGGTGAGTTTCCATGAACTCGGTCAGCACCATCGCGTGCCACATGACCGCCACGATGTGCGGGGAGCCCGTCTCAGGGTCGATGTCCTCACCGTTCCAGAACTGCCACAGGTGACGGTTGAGGGCGGCAAACGACTTGTGCCACTCGTAACCGGCCTCCCAGTTCCTGTCCGCGTACTTCTTCGCGCCGACACCAAAATGCTTGGCCAGCTTGCGGAGTGGTTCTGCGGCGATCAGGTCGTAACGCTCGTCGTTCTCGGCCTTCTGGGCTCCCGTGGAGCTGACGGTCATGACCTCGTTGGCGCTCACGACTTCCCCTCGTAGTACTTGCGGACGCGGTAGACGCGGCGGCGGATGCGGGAACGGGACGACTTCACTTCGCCGACCAGGCGCATCATGTCGCGGCGCATCTGGCGGTTCGGGACCCGACGGAACTTGTCCTTGCGGGCAGCCTCTTCGGCGGTCTCCACGGTGACCTCAGGGGCGTTCCCAAGGTCTTCCCCTGTGTGGGCCTTGAGGTTTCGGTTCAGCCGGTCCTTGACCTCATTGCCAACGCTGGCGTGGATGTGGATCTCGTGGTCTTCGGTCACGGGCGGAAAACCTCCTGGAACAATCCAGGCCCACCCTGGACCTGGACGAATTCTTCGAGGGAGCTGTAAAACAGGAAGGAGGCGTCGCTATGGATCGCCATCCATACGTTCCCCCGGTCGGGCTCAATCCGACCATCGGCGGTGCGCGACACATGAGTTCGCAGCATCGTGGCGGGCAAGGAATGGTGCTTCTCCACCAGAACGGTGCCCACTGGGAAGCTGGCGTCGTCCGCGTCTACGGCGTTGATCAGGTCGCTCATCGTTCTCCACATCCGTTGCGTGCTGTGAACCGTTTCCAGTGAACCCAGCCTTGTGGGCAATGGAACCCCCACGAGCGGAATCGGGGGCCGGTGAAAATCAGTGTCCAAGCGGGCTTTTCAACGGTCTTGTACCTCCGCCGCACCGGCTTCAGAGTGCGGGAGTCGAAGATCGTCTCGATGTGGGCCAGTTCGGTACCCAGTTCGACGCGGTGCCCAGTCTTGGGCTTGCGGATCGCGAACGACCCCGGTCGACGCCACCGCAAGTGGCCATCGAAGTGCTCCCAGTAGCCGCCCTTGAGGATCAAGCTCGCGAACCACCACGGGTGATCGTGCAGGGCCCGGTCGTCATCGCTGGCCAGAAACTGGTGCAGGTAGATGTTGAAGAGCCTGTTGCGCGGGATGACATGCCAGCGATTGAGGTAGACCCGGCCATCGTCCGTGTACAGAGCGACATCAGGTTCACGCATCAGCGATAACCTCGTTGATCGCCCGATGCATGAACGCCACCGAAATCGTCTGGGGCCCATAGACTTGCTCCATGCGCGTGCCTGGCCCAGCGTCCTGCATCCAGCGGTTGATCAGGCGCTGAACGGCCCCAAGCTGACGTGCCACCAGATCACGCTCGTAGCGGACCTGGGCCAGTTCCTGCTGGAGAACCTGGACATGGCCATCCGTCGAAAGAGTGCCACCCCAACATTGTTCGCTCATATCGCCTATTACGGTACGGCGCGAAAAAGGGTGATTACAGGAAGCTTTTCCCAGGTCAGACAGGCTCAGAAAAAGCAGAACCCCCGTGGGCAGGCGCGTCGGACGGCGTCACAGAAATCATCCACGGGGGTACCAGAGGAGCGAGGCTCAACTCGTGGCACCCTCATTGTATCAACACAAACAGACACACATCGTTGGCGTTGAAACACGAAGGGCGGGAAGCGGATCCGAAGACCCACTTCCCGCCCCAGGCGGTCGGACTAGTTGATTTCGAACGCCTTGCAGACCTCACGGAGCATCGAGTTGATGTACTCGCCGCGACGGCCGATCCGGTTGGCGATGACCTCCGCTGGCTGCGACGGATTCGCCAGGATCATGTCCATCACCGTGAGGTACTGCTCACGGGTGTGGGTGCCGTTGGACCGGGTGGTGTTGGTCCAGTCCGCTGGCTGCAGCAGCAGAAGGTCGCGTGCGATGCGGGCCCGCTCGTTGCGCCGGGTCAGCTTGGCGTTCGCGGCGGCGTTCGAGCTGAGCGCATCCGGATCGGTCACCAGCCCCAAGTCGGTGGGCAGGGAGGGGATTCCACGGATCTGCAGCCAGATGTGACGCTCCTGGTGGCGTTCGGCCGGGTTCTTGCCGCCCCACACGCCGAACTGCTCGTCATCTTCCATGGCCTGGCTCAGGCACTGCTTGACGACCGGGCAGCGCTCGCAGACAGACTTCGCGGCAACCTCGTGCTGCTTGATGATGTCGATGGCGTCTTCGCGTTCGACGCCCTGGTCGATCAGGTCATCAACGTCCACGAACGTCATGTCGAAGTCCTCGGTCAAGCACACCGAACGGGTGCGCCAGTCGAAGTCGGTGTCATTCTCCAGAGTGGCGGTCATCCGCCCTCCCTTCATTCCCTTCCACAGCCCCGGCGTGTACCGGAACCTTGGTGATCAGTGCAACTAGCTCCGCAACAGTACAGCTAACCCATTGCTTCATTGGGTCGGTGGTCCCTTTGCGTTTGTGAATGAACAGGCCCGCGAGAGCCCCTGCATTCACGGCTTGTAGCTTAGCGTCTCCCACGCCCTTTGGAAGGTCGAGACGAGCAACGTCCTTAGTCTGTATAACTAGATCGTGGCCGTCGATGCGGACGTTCACGATGTCACCCTTGTCGACACTTCCCCAGCGTGGTGCGCGCTGAATATTGTTGTCGCCCAGTGCTTCTCGGAGTCCGTCCGCGATCAGGCGCTCAAACGATGCACCTGCCGCCTTTGCAGACTTACGGCTACGGCCCACTTCTAGCAACTTCCATAGGTCAGCTCCCCTCAGGGAGACGGTTTACACGGCGTTCACACTGGGTACGACAGGCCGTCGCCAACCGAGCAAGACTTTAACGGAAAGCACTGACACGTCGACTTCCGAAAATGGCAAACAGAACGCCCTTACCACAAAACTGGCGCGATTCCCAACTTTGGGAGAGGTGTGTCACTCATAGCATGTGATCAGGCCTGTTCCGGCGCTCCTCGGGGAGACGGGCGAGTAGCTGCTCACGCTTCTCCTCCAAGACCTCCTTCGACACCTTCTGCCGCTCAGGGAGCCACTCCCCGGCGACCCAGATGCCGTTCGACGGCCGCAGCGCCTTCCGCCAAAAGTCGGCAACCGGCTTCGTGTTCATCTCAATGCACTCAGGACGCACTGGGCAACCTGCACAGGTGGCCTTCACGTTCTCTGTGCGCTCGGGCCCCAACTTCTCGGGGCTGATGATGAAGTCGATGTTCCCCGCGCACGGGGCGTGGTCGGTCCACTCGTCCTTCCGGTGCCACAGCTTGCTCACTGGAAGCACGCCATATCGAAGCGCTCCCTCAACTGCATCGTGCCCTCGACGCCGGTCCTATTTTTGACAAGTGTCAAGTTCATCATGGGCATCTTGTCGGCCTCCTCACCGTTCTCATCCACTGGTCGCGAGAGGACGAGCGCGGCATCAGCGGTCTGCTCGATGCCGCCGGACTCACGGAAATCAGACTTGGTGGGCAGGCGCGGCTTGCCACCGTTGTCCTCGATCTTGCGGTTAAGCTGCGCGGCCACGACCACCACACAGTCCAACTTTCGGGCGATCTGGCGGGCACGAGACGCCATATGATCGACCGCCTCAACACGGTTCTGGCCCTTCGACTGCTCCACCAACTGCAGATAGTCGATGAACACGAAATCCAAGCCCTCGCGCTGCTTCTTGATCCGGCACGCCTGCGCAATCGACTCGATGGTGTGATCCGGACGGTCATCCACCTCAAGGGTCAGATTCGCTGCGGCGCTCGCCCACCGGCTCACCTTCGCCAACGTCTCAGCCGACATCCGCTTGGCGGTGATCTCCCCATAGTTCGCGCGGGCACCACACGCCAGGATCCGACCCATCAGATCCTCCTTGGACAACTCCAGGGAGAAGATCAGCGCCCGGTGGTGCAGCTGCGCCGCGTAGAGGGCGCATTGGGCCCCCAGGATCGTCTTACCGCAGCCGGGACGGGCACCGATGACATAGAGGCGCTGGCGGTGAAATCCGCCCGCCAGACGGTCATTCAGGCCCACAAACGGGGTCTCAATGGCTGGACGGTCATCCTCCTGCGCCTCAGTCCACACCTGGTACAGGTCACGGAAATTGATGGCATCCAGGTCTTGCTGCTCGTCCACCTCATCGAGGAAGCGTCGGGCAGCATCAAGAGCCGCATCAACCTCGTTGGTGCTGGTGGCGATTGACTGGAACCGCTGCCCCAACGAGTTGATCTGCCGGATCCGCCACTTGTCGATGACAATGTCGGCGTACGCAGCGACGTTCTGCGCAGACTTGAACGCCTGCAACAGATCAGCCAAATACGGGGCCCCGCCGACCCGACGCAGATCCTGGTTCTCCGATAGCTTCGCGAAAACCGTGATCGAGTCGATCTTCTGGGAATCCGCGTACATTTGGCTCAACGTCGCGAAAATGACCTCATGGGCCGGAAGGAAGAAGTGCTCAGCCTTAAGCTTCTTCAGATCTCCAAAGACATCTGGGTTGTGGAGGATTGCGCCGAGAACGCTCTGCTCGGCTCGCTCGTCGTAGGCTGGCTGGTTGCCGTCTGGCACTTCTCGTACTTCTCCTTGTACATCTCAAAGATCCAGGCCTGAGCCTGTGTGCGGTACCAGAACGCGACCGCGTCAGGCTCGGTGATGTCATCGGGCGGGTACTGTTTCGGCATCGTGACATGGAAGCGGTCCTCGACGGCCTTGACGTTGGCGGTCTTCCACATCTGCTTGAGCCACGAGATCTGCGCCTGACGCTCATCCTGGAAGAGGTCGGCGTCGTCGTACTGGCCTGCCCTCAGCCAATTGTGGGGCCCTGGCACATACTTCATGTCAGTACCGGCCACATTGGCTGAGTAACGCCTTGCCGCGCCGATGATCTGGTTCGGGTCGTAGCCGTCTTCCATCAGTTCGGCCCACACCTTCTGGGCTTCGTTGATGTGCGTGTGGCGCGGGTATGCAGACCAGAACTGCTCGAACGTGGACTGGTGTTTCTTGCGCAACTGCGCAGGGGTTGGTCGTGCCAAGGCTCCTCCTCGTCGTGATCGTGAGACACGAAGGGCCGGTGCCAAACATAAAGTGGCACCGGCCCTTCACACCGGTCAGATCAGAAGCCGCCGCCCCAGTCCTCAGAACCGCCGCCCCAAGGATCACTCGCGGGCTGCTGTTGGCGGGATCCCCCACCGCCACCCGAGTTCTTGGACACCGACGCGGTCGCGAACCGAAGCGACGGGCCGATGCCCTCGATGTCCAGCTCGTAGGAGGTGCGCTTCACGCCGTCCTTCTCGTAGTCCTTCTGCTTCAGAGCGCCATGCGCGATGACACGGTCACCCTTCTGCAGCGACTCGGCGACGTTCTCCGCCAGCTGCTTCCAGATGGTTCCACGCACATACGTGGTGTCGCCGTCCTCCCACTGGTCGGTCTGCGGGTTCTTCCGGCGCGTGTTGCACGCGATGCTGATGTTCGACACCGCAGTGCCGCCCTGCGTGAAGTTCAGGGTCGGGTCGGCCGTCAGAGTGCCTTCGATGGTGACGACGGGAAGTGTCAGGGCCATGTCTCTCGTTTCATTCGGGGTCAATGTCAAACCAGTGATCGCTCACTTCGACGTACTCAGAATAAGACGCCTCGGAGGGTGAATACAGGAAGCGTTCTTGCTGGTCAGAGCCTCGTCCAGGATCACCAGATCCGCCTCGAAGCCCCGTCTCCCATATTGGGACGGGGCGGATGTCACGTGGGTCTTCCCACGGTCGAACATGCCAGCCAGTAGCGTGAGCTGCCAGGGGGTTAGCTTCCACCCAGCCATGGCAGCCAGTTGTTCCATGTCCGCACAGCGCGACGATGTTCCAGGGTTCCCAGGGCCCACCTTGTCCTCGTTTCTTCCGGTGGTGCATGGTGACGGGTCCACCGCGTCCACACCTCTCACACAACCCTCCGCATCGTTCGAGAACAATTGCCCTGCAGCGTTTTTCATTCACGGTAAAGGCAGTACGGTGCGTCCGGATCGAGCGGCTCGAAGCTGCGACGGCTGGCGGGCCGATGACTCACCCCGCGCCCCATCGCCACATGCGAACCGTGGAGCCAGAACTTGATCCGGATACACACCTCATCGGGGCAGTGGTACGGGAACTTCCCGCGATGCTTACCGCGATACATCCACGGCTGCAACCACTTCAGTGTCACAGCTCGAACTTCTCCATGTGGACCTGGAAGGCGTCCATCAGCCAGTCGTCGTACGTGTGAATGCCGTAGTCCGGATCCGGCGCGAAATCCGGATGGTCGTCGCCCCACCCCAAGCGGGCCACATCCAGGATCTGCGTGTTGACCTCGGCCTCAGACTTGCCCACGAAGTAGTAGTCGTCACCCGAGTCGCTCTTCGCATGCGCGACGTAGATGATCACTTGGGATCCACCAACTTCAAGTCACGGGTGATGACCTCATGCTTGTACTTTCCGGGAGGGTCGAACACCGGGGTCCACTGGTGCTCGGCGCGGATCCCCAGCTGGTAGTTCGCCAGCGAACTTTCGACACCGTCGAAGTCGTCCTCCCATCGGAGGTCATCGTCCAGCACGTGGTAGGTGACGAACCCGTTCTCGACCTCCAGCCGGAACATGGTGAAACCCAACACGTTGGTCGACATTGCCGCGCCCTGCAGCGAACCCGGTGTCCACTCGTCAGGGAAGCCGCGCCGGATCAGAACGACATCGTCGGCCTTCGTGATGTACCGCTTGCCGTCCTCGTCATGAACCCGAAGATCCCCCAGCAGTCCGTACGGGGTGGCGACTTCGTCGTTGTACCGCTCGACGCCATCTTCGCCCTGCGTGCCATCCGGCCCGTAGGGCCCACGGATTTTAAGAATCGCTGTCGCCACTGGTCAGCTCCTTCGCCCACTGCTCAAAATCAGACTCATCGACCTCGACCTGATCGGACTGCTTATCCAGCCACTCGGCCAACTTCTCCGACGCCGCCGCCTTGTACTTCTGCACCACCACGGTCGGCACACCGCGACGATTCAACGCCGCAGTACGGTCACGGTCATAGGCCTGCAACACCTTCCGCATGTTCCGCCGCATATCCATCGGCATCGAGCCATGCATGTCGATGTGGTTCAGGGTGTAGCCCAGGGCCGCGTACACCAACTCCCCGATCTGCGCGGGGATCGACGGCGAACTACTCGGGTACGCCATCGCCGAAGACATCCCGCTCAAGACCGTCGAACATCGCCTGGTCCGCAGCCTTACGCTCGGCAGCCACAGCATCCAGGAACACAGCGGCCATCGCGACGGCGTACAGGTTGGCCTCCTCCGCGCCCTCCTCGCCGTAGTGCTCCAGCATGAATTGGGTCAGCGCGACGTTGTACTCCAGCAGCCACGCCGCGATCATGTCCCGATACGCGTCAGGAATGTTGCTGTGCTGGGCCAAGAAGTTCAGCATCATGCGGGGCTGCTCCGCGAGGATGAACGGCAGCGGATACTTGAGGCCGATCTCGTTCACAAGCTTATCTTCGTCCACTAGTAGCTCCCGCCTCCGTTGTTGAACACCTTGTCCAGCACCTTGTTTCGCATCCCCAAGTTGAATGCTTCACGCTCCAACGCGTGCAACCGCCGCTCACAAATCCCGAGCTGCGCCTCAGCGATTGACAGGTGGGTCCGCGCCATGATCACATCGGGATCCTCGGCCGCAGCGAACTTCGCCTTCGTGGCCGGTCCCGCGTACTTCATGACGGCCTTCGCTTCAGCTTTGACGAACTCGTCGTGCCGCCACTTCCGCTGGGCCATATGCCAGGACATCATGCGGTCCCACTTGTCCATCAGATAGGAATTGCGGTCCAGCAGGCGATCCAACGCCATCGGCGTGAGATCTGTTGGCACCCAATCCTGGTCGTCATCCCAGCCGCTCACCAAGACTCCTGAATAATGACCCCAACCTCGCGTTCCACAGGTACCGCAACGCGCTTGTTGTGGACATAGTTGTAGCGGGTCGCAAGTTCAAACGCCCACTCCTTGGTGCCCAGCTCGCCGTTGTACGGCCATTCAATCCGGCCCGACTCGATGAGCTTGACGCCATACTGAGTCTGCGTCGGCGGTGTGCGATTGATGCAGCGGCAGCTCACGGCAGCACCTCATCAATGAAGCCCAGCTCCAGCGCCTCATCCGCATACATCCACCAGTCCCCCAGCCTGAGCTTCGCGAGGAACGTTTCCTCATCGATGCTGGACCGTTCCGCGTGAACCTTCGCTAGTCGGCGAGTCCACTCTTCAGCACGAGCCAGATCGTCACGAATCTGCGTGACCGCGCGATCCTCGTACGAGCACAACGGTTCATGGATCATGATCGCGTCCATCAGGCCAGCGACACGATGATCGCCAGCCTGCAGCATCAACTCGCCACCAGAAGCGGCCAAGCCAGACGCGCGGGTGGTGATGTGGTGGGCCCCACCCATTCGCTGGCTGTACCTACGCAGAGCGCCGAACACCGCGATAGACGGGAAGATCTCCCCACCAGGTGAATTGATGTCGATCTCCCACCGGGAACCGGGGTAATGCCCATCCCAGTAGTAGAACGTCTCGATCAGTGGGGAAACCGTCGAGTCATCAATGTAGCCACGGAAGAAATACCGGATGACATCGGTGCCGTCCTCGTCCTCACACACCACATAGGTGGTGTCGTCCGAATCGGTGCACCCGGTGTGCTCACCGCTCACTTAACCCGCTTCCAGATCGTCACCTCGACCGTCTTGGTGGTCTTCTCGACCTCCCGCACCGAATCGGGGAACACCTCGTCATCCTGATACTCAGTCAGGCCGTGGTCGTAGTCGAACGCGAAGTACCGACCCGACTCGACGTGCTGCACGATGACCATGTCGCCACGCACCCAGCGCCGGTCCTCGCCCTCTTCGACATCGACATGCTTGAAGCCGCCGATCTCCACATCGGGCTCCGTCCGCAGGCAGTAGACGGCGTCGCCTTCGTCGGCCACCAGGATGGCTGTCAGCTGCTGCTCAATCGCTGTCACAGTCGCACCTCCCGGAACGCGGGAACGTAACGCAGCTTGCGGGCCCACTGGCCACACCGGATGATCTGGCGACCACGCTCCAGCGGAACCAGCAGAACCTTCCACTGCCACCTCCCCCAGTCATCGGGCTGCTGAGGGCAATGCAGCATGACGGCCTCCTCATAATCGCATTCGTGCGAGGCGAATTCGGCCTTGCCGTCAGCGTTCGGATACCACTCAGCCCAGTCGATGTTCTGGCGAACCACCGAATCCTGGTACAGCTGCCCCTCGGTGTAGAGAGCTAGCTGGCCAGACACGCCCATCCGGTACTGATCGTCACGGCCGGTCTTGATGTCGGCCATGTACCGCTTGCCGTCGATCTCGACAATCCGATCTGCGGAACCGGCAGCGCGGAGAACGAAGGCGTTGCCGGTAGGCGTCTTCATGGGGACGTTGACAGCAAGAAACAGCTCCCGGCCAACGAACTTGATATGAGGACTCGATGCCACATACTTGTGGTATCCATCCACTGCACCCTTTAGGTCCTCAGGGACCAGGCTCCAATCGAGGGTGTCCAGCTCCACCGCCTCGGCGAAGTCATGAATGCTCGTTCCACGGTCAGCCTTGTTCTGCGACCCTCCGATGATTTCGGCGTTCTTCGCGATCTCTTTCAGCTCACCCTTATTGCGATCCCAGTTGCCGCCCTTGGCGAGGATCGCCTTGACGCGGGACATGAGCGATGGGTTTGCCGCGAGACCGAGCATTGCGTTCGCTTGGTAATAAGCGAACAGCCCATCACTGGCCTTGTCGATGTCCTTGGCCAGCGTGGAGCACCGCGAGTAGGCGACCCGATTCCCACCCTCTGGGGGGAACAGCATGGGCCGTCCATACTTGTCGCGCGGAATGCTCCAGTCGGTAATGGGACACCTTCTAAGGTCAGTAGAACATCAGAATGAGGAAGATGAGGCAGACGATGAGGCCTGCGAGATCCACGGACATCAGTCGGCCAACGCCAAGACGAACCCTGCACCGGCCAGCAGGCCACCGATGATGTACGGAACCACCTCGGGAGGTGGGTCGTCCGTGCTGATGGTGCGCACCGCCATCACTGACAGCCCGCCAGCGATGATGAACAACAGGCCCGCGAGGAACCTCACTCGCTGACCTCGGTGCCGCCGAGGGCACCTGCAGCATTGGCGAGGGCCTCGAAGTGCTCAGCGACCGCCGTCAGCGCCGCCACATCAGTCGACGCGATCAGCGACCCGCCGTTCGGGTACTGCTCGGCGAAGAAGTTCTGTGCATCCTTCGGGGCCTTGCCCGCTGACTTGATCGCCGCCTTCACGCGGTTGATGACCTTCGCCACCTCAGGGTTGCCGAGGCCTTCGCCGTTCGGGTTGCCCTTGGCGGCAGGCTTGTTGCGCGCCGGTGCCTTGCTGCGGCCGGATGCTGCGTTGCCGTCGTCGTCTTCGTCGGCCACCAGGCCCAGCACAGCCATGAACGCGTACCGCTTGGCGTAGGTGATGGCGGATCCCTGGGCCTGCGGGTCGGACTTGACGGGGCGCAGGATCATGGTCGACTCGTCGGCCTGCCCACTGGTGTGCACGACCTTCGTGGTGAGGGTGTCGTGGATCTTGCCGTCGATCACCGTGTAGCCGGGGTGCTGGGTGACGGCCAGGCCGTGCTTGGCCAGGACCGGCTGTGCTTCAGCCTTGACGGCCGGGAGGTCGGCGTACTTGCTCTTGAAAAAAGGGTTTGCGGTGCCCTTTGCGACGGCCCCGAACTCGGCCTGGGCGGCGACGAGAGCGGCAGCCAGTTCGGGCCCAATCCCATTGGGGATCCGTGAGACGTACGGAGTCTCAGCGGAAGCGAAGAGGACATTCGTGTCAGTGCTCATCAGTCAACCAATCGCATGTAGAGGTAGGCGCAGACGGCGATGACTGCCGCCCAGGCTGGAGAAATCGGGTAGGTGGGGATGCTCAGTCCGAGAAGATGCGGACGATGCCGAGGATGACGCCAGCGACGACGGCGATGCCCAGCTCAACGAGCCACGGCGAGAACACCATCCACCAGGACCAGTCATCGATGGGGTTGACGCCGACGAGCTTCAGGATGAAGAACAGGATGACGAGTAGTGTGGTGACTCCGGTCATGCGGCAATCCTTTTCTTGATGCGGGCATTGACCTTGCCCTGGTCGGAAATTGCGTCCGCGAGTACGGCCAGGTTCGACTTCCCCGGCTCGTTGTGGCGGATGATGACGCGGAGGGCAGACCACCAGGTCCGGACGGTATCCTTGGGCGCTGCCATGATGAGCGCCTGATCAAGGGCAGATGCCACGGAGAGTGGTGCGCCGTCCTTGTTCGCCTCGGTGACAAGGCGTTTGGTGATCTGCAGGGCTGAGAGCAGTCCGTCCGGATCGTCGGTGAGGACCGCGTTGTGCTTGCGCGCGAAACGCTTCAGCTTGTTTGTACCCATCGTTGTACCAAGGTACAACGGTTCTGTAATCGCTGGTCAGGCCCTACTTCTGGGGCCGACTAGCCAGCTGTTATCGCGGCGGGGATGGAAATCCCATGGGGCACACCCAATCTCCCGCAACTCCTGTGCAAGTATGTGGCGTTGGTCCATCTTTTTGTAGATGGCAGCGAGTTGGTCGCCGGTTTGCCCACTTTTCCACGTGCCACTGGCATGCCAGCTTCTCAGCTCGTTGTCCATCTCCCACAGCAACTCCAGCATTCGGTTGCGGTCTGTGAGTACTTCAGCTGGGGATGAACTCACTGGCCTGCTTCGTGTCGAGCATGTACTTGGTGTAGGCGTCGTCCAGCTGTTGGAGGATGTTGGGGTCGAGGCTGGCCTCATCGAGGAGGAAGAATCGGAACTTCTGGTTGGAGATCATGACCTTGCCGACATAGGACATGGTGGCGCGGTCGTACTTTCCGCGTGGGATCCACCAGGCGCACTTGGCTTTCCACTCAGGCTTGCCGTGCCACGTGTCGGCTTGGAAGAGTTCCAGCACGATGCCGACGCGCTGCTCGCTGCCGTCTCCGGAGCGGATTCCGAGGCCCACGATGGACCCGATGGTGATGTCCTGGCCGAAGTCGTTTTTCACGCCACATAGTGTGGCAATGGGCTCAGGGTGATTACAGGAGATCGACTTGGGCTCCCCTGGGACACGACCCCCAGGGGAGGGGCACCTGGCCAGTCGTGAGCTTCGGTGCCGCGCTCGCTGAGGGGGAAGGGAATACCAACCTCTCGCGAGCCCACGCAGAGTCTAGTGTAGCGGCTCCCTGTAATCCCACAAACTCCCAGCTTGATTCTGAGAATTTTCTGAGAGTTTTCCTGGTTGCAGCTTGCCGAGTCGTGCAAAACCGCAGGTCGCGTGCGCGGCTTCCTGTAATCGCAGGTCAGAGCCCCGCTAAGGTCATAAAAGGACAGTGCGAACGCAGTGAGCGCGACCGGAGCAACACGGATGTGTTGCGACTACCCCCTACGGTACGTGAGCAGCGTCCCCCAGCCGGGGGACGTGGTGGGATTTTATTAGATACTTCCTTCTCTAAAGAGATACCCATTCTGAAATTAGGTACTACCTAACGTATTTGGTACCAACTACAGTTACTGGATCGCGGAAAACATTCTCCTGTAATCACTTCCACGCGGATGCGAAGCTCATTTCCATGAGCACGGACCTCAAGGAACGCTTCGAAGGCGTGATCGACGGCGACACCGTCGTCAGCGTGTATCGCGCGTTCGCAGAAGATGACAAGCCCTACTGCATCCACGTCTCCTTGCCGGACGTGAACCTGTTCGCCACCTTCCAGCCCACCGAGGTTGATGAGTACACCACGGCTGAGGAAGCGGAAGCTATCGACCGGCAGAACGCCGCCAAGTGGGTCCAGGTGCTCACCAGTCTGGTCGAGAAGGCCAAGAACTGGGACGATCTCCAGGATTCCCTGGAGGAAGCCGAGGAACTCGCCGCCGCCGACTCCCCGTATCAGGTGGACAAGCTGACCGACGACTGCTCCGACCTCTACTGGGTCGACCGTGAGGGCGATGTCTACAAGTTCGATGGCGGTCAATGGTGGGTGACCACCCACATCGGCTCCTCGAACTTCGAGTTGGTCGGCGACCACGAAGGCCTGCTCACCAACTACGGCCCCTACACCGCCATCCCGAGTCCGGAGTTCGCATGACCGCCCCAGAGCCCGAAGAGCTTCTCGAGAAGAGTCTCCTCCTCCTGGAGGAGGCTGAGAAGAAGCTCGCGAAGTCGGGCGGCAACGAGAGTGCCATTGCCCGCGTGACCGCGAATGTTCTTGCGGCACAGGTGTACGCAACTCTCTACGCGGCACTGAAGTGACCGAAGCAGTATTCGTCGTCCTCACAATAACGCTTCTCATCGTCTCTGTGGCGATGGCGGCGGCATTCAAGGAGCACCGTGAGCCACAACAGCCCCTGGCATCGGAAGATCGCCCAGGAGAACCTGATCTACAAGACTGAGGTCGGTTCTCGTCTGCATGGCGTGACTGTGGGTGCCGACGACAACGACGAGATGGGCATGTGCATCGCCCCTCCGGAGTGCGTGATCGGCACCAGGCAGTTCGAGCAGTATCAGGACCGTTGGCATGCTGATGGCACCCGCATCCCTGAGGGTGTGCGGTCGGGCCCCGGCGACACTGATCAGGTGATCTACAGCCTGCAGAAGTGGGCCCGCCTTGCCGCGCAAGGCAATCCGACTGTGCTGATACCGCTGTTCGCCCCTCGGCATCACATCTACTTCATGAACGACTCGGGTGCCGAGCTGGTCGGCAATCGTGACTTGTTCCTGTCGAAGCAGGCCGGGGGCCGGTTCATTGGATACCTTGTCGCTCAGCGTGAGCGGGCGCAGGGGCTTCGTGGCCGCAAGCACACGAACCGTCCCGAGCTGGTGGAGAAGTGCGGCTACGACACGAAGATGATGTACCACGCGACGCGGCTGGCCATTCAGGGCGAGCAGCTCATGACGGAGGGTGAAATTCACCTTCCGATGCTCGACTATCACCGCGACTACCTACTGGCGGTTCGTGACGGCCAGTACAACCTGCAGGAGGCGCTCAGCGTCCTCGAGTGGCGCACCGACTTGTTGCGCAAGTCGATGGAGGCCTCCTGCCTCCCTGATCATCCCGACTACGAGCAGCTGGACAACTGGCTGATCGGCATGCACTACAACCACTGGAAAACGAAGGGAATGCTATGAGCACCAACAACGCGATCAAGGGCACTGGAATCAAACGGGTGCAGCCCTACGACCTGAAGTACTCGCTGGGTGTTAAGGTGACCGGCCGCAACTTCGCGGGCGTCTCCTACATCGTCGCCCAGGAGGCTGAGCGACGCGGCGTCCCGATGAACGTCGTTGCGAAGTTCAACGAGGATGGCTCGCTGGCGTACATGGCCGTCGATGAGCCTGGCCGGGACACCCACATTCTGCGCCCCGGCGACTACGTGGTTCTCGACCCCGACCTGGATGAGTCGTGGTCGATGCCCGCCGATGTCTACCGGGCGCAATACCGCGAGCTGTGAGCAGCCTCGCCAAGTTCATTCACAACCCCACGGAGGTGCGGGCCATTCAGGTGGCCCGCCCCTTCAAGCGGGTGGCGGACGCTGTTCCGTTTGCGCACGCGGTGTACTCCAACGGGACTCGCAAGTTTCAGTACATCAAGATCTCGCGGCCAGGTTCCACGACCGTCCTTCGGGCCCAGGAGGGCGACTGGATCGTTGACGATCCGGTTGACGGCTGGTTCGTGATGTCCGACGAGTCGTTCCAGCATCACTACGCGGGTAAGGAAGACGATGGCGACGGCAACGCTGAATGACGTGGAGGTCGACTCGGACATCGAGTCGATGATCAACGGTGCGTTCGATGAACTGGACTGCTGCAGTCATCGCAAGGAAGACATGCCTTGCGGCGGCCCAATCGCGGGCTACCAGGAGTTCCACACCTGCGTGCAGGGGTGGCTGTGCAAGAACCACTGGGAGAATGCGCTGAAGCTCTACGCCGTCTGGCTGTCCAAGGTGAATGAAACGGGCGGGATCGGCTGTGCCCTCTGCCTCGGCCGGTTCAACACCATCAAGAGCTACATTCGACTGACGAAGGTTCCTGAATGACCAAGTTGCTTGCTGCTGGTGTAGCTCTGCTGGGCGTTGTGGTGCTCACGGCGTGCGACCCAGTCGAGTCTGACCCCACGTACACGCCGCCACCCCCAGGCGGGGTGGGTGTGGTCCTCGGACCAAAGGGCCCCGGCCTCGGGATCGACATGGGTGGCGGTCTCTACCTGAACCCGGCGACAGGCGGTGTCGGATTTGGGGTGCCGCTCGGATGACCAGCCTGCTCGCCGATGTGCAGTGGGACAAGCTGGACATCGATGCCCTGCTTCCCCACTCGTTCAAGGACTTCCACGCCAAGGGCCTGGACTATGTGTGTCTGCATCGCAGTGACGAGCTGACACTGAAGGCGTACTTCTTCGCCGATGGCATGGAGTCGCAGCGTCTCGGTGAGGTGATCAACCCTCACGATCACCGCTACAACTTCGAGACGCAGCTGATGTCGGGCGTCATCAGCAACAAGTGGTACCGCTACGCCGACCCCAATAGGTTCGGAGATCTCGGGGTGGGCAATGCCGACTGGTACAACATCTTTGAGTGGAGAACGCCACTCAACGGTGGCCGTGGCTTCCAGCCTGTCGGCGATTCAACGTTGCTGGTGCAGCACCGCACGGAGACGCTGGCATGGCCGGGGGCGACGTACTGGATGGACGCAGAAGAGCTGCACACCATCTCGGTCGGTGCGCGCGAAACCTGCATCGTTCTCGCCCAGCATGAGGATGTGGTGCCGCTCAGTGAGCCGACGTACACGTTCACGAAAGATGACGAGCCGCCGTCACTGGACGGCCTGTACCGCGAGTTCACCGCCGACGAGCTGGTGGCGCGGATCAATCTGCTGCGCGACCTGGAAGCAGCGCTGTGACCTTCTACGAAGGGTGGGTGCGCGGCCGGTACACCGTGCGGTACATCGATGAGGTCACCGGCATCACCTACATCGCTTGGAGTGCAGCGGGGCGGGCCCATGCTGAGGCCTTGCTTCGCGAGTTTTGGGAGGACGAAACGCTATGAGCCGAAAAGATCCCCGCGAGGGAAACCTGCCGAAATGGGCCCAGCAGCTTCTGGCCGAGGAGCGTCGCCGCGCCGACCGCGCCGAAGACAGGCTCGCTGAGCATCTTCAAACCGTTGAGCCGAGCCCGATCTGGTACGGCGACTGGGACAACAGGATCTACATCCCGGCCGACCTCGGCTACCAGACGGTGTACTTCTCCACCACCGGTGAGCCGTCGAAGCACACCTTCGACGAGATCGGGGTGGCGTTCCGCCAGGGTGTCCTCCAAATCCAGGGAGGCGCAGCGATCTCCATTCACCCGAAGTCATCGAACTTCGCTGAGATTTTTCTACGCGACTAGAAGGGAAACCACATGGCCCAAACACTGGAGCAGGAACTGGAACTGGCTGAGCAGCGCCTCGACGCCGCCACCGCTGCCGTCGACCAGATCAAGGCGGAGATCAAGGCTCGTGACGCGGCCGATGAGGAGTACCCGGTCGGTACGGTTTTCCGGTCGGATGGCGTATATCCGTTCATCGTCTACAAGCTGGATTCGATCCAGAATAGCGACCGCTACCCAGGTTCGCCGGGATTCGATGGCCCTTGCTGGGCGACGATCTACGAGGACTTCTCGGGCAGCGTGCACAAGACGCTGCGCGACGTTAAGCAGCGGCATCGGAATAGCGACTTGGTGCTGCTGCACATGCCCAGCCAAGCACCGTTCTGACGAGAAGATGGCCATGAACGACGTGTTCAACACACTGCTCGAATGTGAGAGCAGTAACCCCGAGTTCGCCCGTGTACACGCCGCAGAGTCGGAACGCATCGGGGCCATCGACGCGATCATCAACACCCACGAGACGGGCCATCAGAGCCCCTGAAGCGACGAAACCCCCACATCCATACGGGTGTGGGGGTTTCGTCGTTCCTGAGGGCAATCAGGCGGCAGTAGCGTACCGCTTAGTGAGAGCATTGAGATAGTCGATGCGGAAGTCGCCCCACTTCTCACGCGCCCCATCGTCATGCTGCACACTCACCACAGGAGCCATCCCATACCCCTGAGCGCGAAGCAGATCAGCCTGCTCCGGATCCTGGTCGAGACGAACCTCCGTGTACGCCACCCCAGCCTTATCCAAGGCCCGCTTCGTCAGATTGCACTTGTGGCAAGCGGGCCCGGTTGTATAGACGGTGATGTTCAAAACGCTCCGTTCACTCACGCAGCGATCCGACGCAGGATCGCCACAGCTGGATTGATGTCATAAGTGATGTGCGGCATAGTCGGATACGGGCGAGTAGCAACAAACTGCCCACCCAGGAAAATCGCCCACATCGCTGCGCCCACCTCAGGGATAGGACGCCGGAACATCTCCCCCACCTGCTCAACGAGCGAATCGGTGCCGACAAAGATGTTCTTCAGATCTTGAACCAGACGATAAATGGCGGTCATCATCTCGCCAGTGTCATCATCTGGTGTGTCCGTGTAGATGTCACGGCCGAACCGGGAGTTAGCCCCGTGTGCAAAATCATACCACCACGAAGGCGTTGAACGCAGACGGAAGTCGGAAATGCCGCGACCCTCAGGCACCGAAACACCCTCTGCCACATTGCCATTCGCCACATTAAGTTCGCGGCACGGGTTGCCGAACGTGATCGAACCGATAATGCGTCCCTCAAGGTCGGAACCCTTGATGAACTTCTCCCACACCATCGAGGTCACAATCGCGCCCTGCGAATAGCCGATCAGCACAAACCGCGCGGCCGGATAACGGTCAAGCCGCTCACGCAGAAGCCTCTGCAACTCAGCAACACCCGCATCGACAGACCTGCCCATCGGGAACGCCTGCGCCGGATAGCTCACACCCTGCCAGCGGTACAGATCCAACACCTGGCGGGCAACATCAGCCGGATAACCCGCATCCCAGCCAGCGCCCGTACCGGCCACCGTGAACACCCACGGCTTCAACGCCTCCAGAACGCCCAACGCCTTCTGGGTCGCGTAATCCAACACACCGTCCGTGCGCAGGCCACCCTTGTTGCGCTGGAACGTCTTCAACGCCTCGGTCAGATCAGGCCCGAACTCCTCGGTCAGATCCAAGCCCTTGCCATAGGAGAACTTCGCCCGCAGCTCACCCTTCGCCGCCAACACAGGCAGGCCGGACATGCCCTCCTGCCAACCAATCCACATCCATTGCCTCCTCAAGGCAGAAGAAACGGACCCGCCCGAAAGTGGGCGAGCCCGTTCCTAATTCGTAGTTGTCAGTCCTTGTAGCTGGCGATCAAAACCTCCGCCAGCGTCGGATGCTTCTCAACTGCCTTCTCGGCCGCGTACGGGTCATCAGTCGCCCGCTCGATCACAGCCTGCGCGACCTCCGGATCCGACTCGAACGCGTCGAGCACCTGATCCACCGTCGCCTTGTTCCGCAGCAGCCACGTAGCGCCACTCACAACGAGCGAAAACCCAACAGCTGCAGCATGAACCCACGGATGCGACGACGCACCCTCCAACATCGCAGCCAGGCCCTCCATACCCGCCAGAGCAGTAGCCCCAGCGGTGATGGCCTTCTTGACCTCAGCTACCTTCACTTCAGCAACCCCAGTAGGTTGAAGCCGCTCTTCAGCGTCTCCTCAATCAACTTCGGCAGCTGCTTGTCGATCTGGTCAGGGATCAACGCGTCCAACTTCTGGGACAGCACATCCCGAACCAGCGGCTCCAGCTCCTTCCACAGCAGTGGAAACAGCGCCGCCACAATCAAATCCACAAGCTTGCTCATTCTCCGACCTCCTCCATGTACTCCTTGAGTACGTCCTCTGGGATCTGTGCCATCACCTTCCCGGCACGTTCAATGGTCGCCTCGTCGGTCACCGCGCCCTTACCGGCAGCCGTCCGGCGAACACGGCGAATCGAATCCGCATCACCCAGCACAGCCAGACGCTCCACCAGCTCCGCATGCTCCATGCCGTCGTCATTGAGCAGCATGCCCACCAGAGTGTCGACAGGGCCCTCACTAGGCTCCCGGTAAATGGAGCGCGACTCCCAACGGTTCGTCAGCTCGAAATGAACACGCTGCAGCAGCGCACGGTCAGAATCAGTGAACATGTCGTCCTCTTCGGTAGCACCCGCATAAAACTTCTGCAGGTAGGTGTTGAATACGTCCCACGGGAAGTTCGGCCCCACATCCGTGTGGGTGCCGATACCCAACCCCTTAGTGATGCCGTAGTGGTCGGTGACGCCGTCCTCGGTCTTCAAGCTCGGATAGCCGGAAGCCGCATTGCCCACGCGCACAACAGGTGGGATGCCGTACTTGTGGCAGTCCTGGGCGACGAGGAACGCCGCCATCTTGATGGCGGGGCCAAACTTCGTCAGCCACACGTCACGAGACTGCGACGCAAACGAACCAGCGAACACCAGGTTGATGCAGTCAGGGTTCGCATCCAGCACAGACCAACTCGACAGATCCGTGTCCACCAAATCCCAGCCAGTGCCGTCAGGGTCGACGGCGTAGTGGTAGGACACCTCGTTGTTGTCCATCCAGTCATCGAGCGCCTGCCCCAGCATGTTGCCCTCCTCTGTGTGGAGGACAATCAAGCGTGGCCGGTGGCCGCGACGATTCGAAGCGTTCTCACCGTCGATGATGTTGTGCTCAGGGTACGGCGCAGACGGGGCAGAAACAGTTCCACCCGACGACACCTTCGCATGCAGGGCAACAGCTTCCGGATACGCCTCGTCGTAGCGGCCCTTGTACTTCGGGTCACACTGCTGCACCATGTACACCCACAAACCGGGAGTGGTCGCGTCAGTGTTGTAGTCCTGATTCCCGATCCGCTGCTTCACCAGCGAGTCGAAGAACATGCGGGTCGACTCCACCAAGTCCATACGCTTGCGAGTGCCCTCATAGTCAGACCCACCCCACCAAGGGGGCTGCTGCTGGTAGTAGCCCTCCGAATAGCCGTCATTACCAACCTTGTCATGCGGAAACTGAAGCGACAGAGCGCTCTTCGCGTTCGCCCACATCAGAAAACCAGACTCGACCTTGACGCACGCGATGGCCATCTTCTGGCCCTTCGGCGAGACACCCATGTCGTTGCCAACCTTGATGATGGTGGCGGCGATCTGCTCAGGGGTCATTAGAGGCATGGGAATCCTTACGGGGTATTGGCGATGTACCAGTCCGAAACCTGCACACCCGCATACAGAAGGGCCGACTTGAAGCCGAAGCCGACATAGCGCTCACCCTCGCCGTGGTTCACCACGTTCGTCTCGTCCGTCCACGAGATCAACGGATCGTGGGAAGTACCCACGTACAGCGAATAGGTGTTGCTGATGGGGTTGTACTCGGCGGTGTACGCCTGGTTGTTCACAGTGTCATACGACTGCGTGGCGCGAGTCACGAAAGTGGTTGGGCCCGAGCCGGTCACGACAGAGATCTGGTCGGCGTCCCACGAGCCCACACCGAACACCTGCTTGTGGTGGAAGCCAGCCCAGTTCGTGGCGTCGTAGTTCGAGCAGATCATCGCCCACACTTCGCCGTTCGAATTGTCAATCGGACGAATCGTGTTGTACGTCAACCGAACAATGTCAGTCCGCAGCGGCGCGAACCACACCATGCACACGTCATCGAACGCAGTCAGGTCACCACCAAACAGCGAACCACTCGACACCGCGTTCGGCAGATTCCGGAACGAGTTGTCGTACACGCGCGGATGACCATTCATGATCCGCCACGCCGGATCCTTCACGAAGCCAGGAGTGCCGAAGTGGTACTCGTACGCCACACCCTCGAACTCCGGAGACTGCGCAGGAGCATCGGGGAACGGAGCCTCAATGCGGATGATCTGGCCCTGCTCCAGCATCGTCGGCATCGTCTCGCCGGGATACGTCACAGACAAAGTCCACGTGTCCGTGCGGGCCAACATGTCGGAAATGTCGGTGCCCTCAACGAACTCAATCGTCTTGCCCGCGACAGTCCCAATGAAGCCGCCCACAACCTGCCCATAGGTGTTCGACACCGTCAGAACAGCCGACGTGCCCACAGGGAACGTCTTGTTGCCAGGGAGGGTGTAGCGATAGCGCAGTGGGTTGCCGCGCTGCAGCTCAAGAGGCCGGTTGCTACGAACGGGGACGATAGGCGTAAAACTAGCCATCTAGTCCTCTCTCAATTGTACGTCACGTCGCCCGCTTGGCGAGATTAATCTTGTGCCGCAGAGCAATTCGCTCTTCCTCGGACAGTCCAGTGATCTTCGGGAACAAGTCGTCCAGCAGATCGGTCAGGCTGATCACCGCGTTCACGACCACATCCATGCGCAGGCGCAACGCCTCGTTCTCCTCACGGATCTCCCGGCGAATATCAGCACCCAACTGCTGGATCGCCTCAGCCTCAGAAGTCCGGTCACGACGCGGAGGGAACACCGAATTCCACACCGCAGTGAGCACACCGCCAGTCGCCAAAGCGCCGACCACGGTGGCCACCATCGCTACATCAACCACAACGCGACCTCACTCGCCCCGGTACTTGAAGCGAGGCGTCACCTGAACCTGCGCCTCCTGGCCGCCGTCATTCACCACCAGCGACACCGGCAGAATCTCAGTACGCAAAAGCGTTGAGCCGTTGAGGATCCCGTAGCGGTCAATCGTGGTGCCGTTCGACACCGTGCCAGCCGGGATTGTGATAGTGACCTGCGAACCAGTCACCTGCGCCTTGTCGACACCGCCCTCATTGATGTCAGCCGCCTCACCCCACGTCGTGTCCGCATACACAGTGCCCACGCGAGTACTACCCGAGTAGAGTGCAATACGATTGCCGAGTGCGGTGATAGCCGACGCGCACGCCCGTCGATGCGCCGCCTGATATTCAGACATCAAGTCTCCTGTAGTTGATTACCGTTGCAGCACGGTCGATTACGTGCCGATCTCCCAAACCGCCCAATCAATTCGGGGCGCATAGCAGAACGAGATATTGTTCCACTGCGAACCTTCTTCGTCCTGCATGTCCAGGTAGATCGGGAGGGTGATCAGCGACGACTCAAGCCCGTATGCGCCATCGCCGACCAGGCCGAGACGGAACGGTTCCCCGTTCTCGTCCATGGAATCGCCCATGATCGCGAACGAATAATTCTCAACCGAACCTGGCAGCGCCGCAGCATCTTCCGGCGTCACCTCAGTCCAGGTCACCGGCTCCGTGTAGAGGATCGCGAAACGCACACTCTCTGGATCGGAGCCCAACCCGACATTCATCAGATATGCCTGCAGGATCAGTGGCGGCGGCTGGTCGCCAACCCCACGCAGCCCGTACTGGATATTCGGGTACCACGTGTCCGGATCGCCAGGGCCCGACACCTTCATACCCTTGACGCTGAAGTAGAAGGCGAACTCGTAGTCCTCAGCGTTGACGGGGTTGCTCAATTCGATGCCCTTCATGATTGTTGCAGCTCCGCAATGGAAGTCGGTCACTGGTAGCAGTAGAACCACGCCCGACCACGGCCCCCAGTAGCGCCCGACTGGAATGTTGTGATCGCCGCCGACCCGCCACCACCGGGCACCGCACCAGCAGCGGGGCCCGTCGTGCTAGGCACGACCACGCCGCCACCCGTGTACGTCTGCCCCGTAACCGTCTGCGTAAGCGGGCTCACCGCGCGGCCGTTAGGTTCGACAGCGTTCTGCCCACCGACCCCGCCAGTCGCCACACCCGACCATCCGTCCGTCGCTGCGGTTGTCGACTCACCAGTCTTTCCACGAGCCGGGGCAAACCCAGAGGCACTACCAGCGCCACCCGCGCCAACTACACCAGTGATCGTGCGAGCCGTCCAAGGAATATGCACCCCGCGCTCCAGCGTGTAGATGGCCCAGTTGCCACCCCAACCGCCCTCGCCCCACGCGCCGAGGTTGATCATGCCGCGACCACCACCGCCGCCGCCCAGCAAGATCACGTCGATGTAGCGGCACCACACCGGGATCGTGAACGTGTACGCCCCAGCGTTGGTGAACGACGCCGCCAACGGTGCATGAGTAGCGAACCCGGCTGTCGCACTGTCCGAACCGACACCCTGAGCGGCGTGAGTTCCCATCGGGATCAGAAGCGCCGCAACGTCCGCGCCACACGCCTGATCCCCCACAACGAAGAACAGCTTGACCAGAGCGCCATCCGATCCAGCGCCCAGATCCACCGCGTAGAGGCCCACCCCGGCCAGATCCGCGCCGACACCCTGATCGACGCCCACCAAGCCCAGATCGGCAAGGTCAGAGCCGACACCGTGGTCAACGCCGACAAGGCCAGGGAAAGTCATCGACGCAACGTCAGTGCCGACACCATCGCCCGCAGCGAGGATGGCAGCCCGCAGAGTTGCCGAATCGCTACCGACACCCTCGTCGCCGACGAGGAGTCGCCAGAACGGGAACCACGCCGGGGCGTGCGCAACCGGATCTGCGGCCGGAACCTCCGGAAACCACCCAGGCTGAGGCACTCGCTGAGAGAAGGTCGGCGTAGGTGCCCATGGCATTAGCCGTTACCCTTCGCGAAGTTCAATACCCTTGGCCGCCAAAGCATCCTCATGCGTCATGTCCTCAACGGTCCACACCGGAGACAGCGACAGAGCCATGCCGTTCTCGCTGCAGGCGAAAGCCTCAACCCGACCCGATGCCGTCACGAAACTGACGCGAGTCACCGCGAGGTAGGAAACCCCCGAACCGTCAGTGATCCGGTAATGCTTCGTCACCGGGCACCACGTGCCCATGTCCGTATCGAGAAGTTCTGCGTACGCCATATCAGCTCTCCAGCTTGTAAATCAGGAAGAGGCAGCCGTTCGCTGGCGTTCCAGGCTGACCAGCAGCCACATTGAAGCCAACGGTGCCGATGTTGGCCGCAGCCCCACCGCCACCAGATGCGCCGCCAGGGAATCCACCGTTGCCGCCAGTGCCGCCAGTGACCGTGCCCGCCTGGTTGGCCGACCGGCCACCGCCGCCGCCACCACCGCCGCCACCAGCCTTGCGCTCGCCAGTCATCGGGGCGGAATCTCCAGCCCCACCAGTTCCACCGTTCGCCGCCCCAGCAGTTCCACCAGCAGCCAACGCAGAACCCTCACCCGCCTTACCTGGCGTGGACGAGGTGGTGGTGCTATTCGCCCGCGACATGAACGCACTGCCACCATCACCACCGCGCCCAGGCTTGGACGAAGCAGCGATGAAGCCGACACCATTGCTGATCGCGCCGATACCCGGCACCGACTGCGCGAGAGACCCGAACGAGGTAACCCCGCCAGTAGTCGCCGCAGTCGTAGCTGCGGGCCCAATCGTGCACTCCACAGTCTCAGGAATCGAAGCGGGATCCAGCTGCACCGCGTTGTAGCCGCCGTCAATGCCGCCCAGCCCGCCGAGCACAGTGCGCACCTCGTCGGTGTTCAGCCGCGCCACATCACCCGTGTCTCCACGGCCACCGCCACCAACAGGGACAGCCCAAAACTCCAGGCACTCAGCCGGATCAAACGGGCGAGTCCAAGTCTGATCACTGACAATGGTCTCCACGGTGTAACCGCCGTACACGGCCTTCTGGATGATCTCGATGGTCTGCTGAATGTCAGCCACCGTGCCACCGCCGCCGCTCGAAGACCCACGCCAACCCGAGAAGATGGCATGCGAAATGTCAGAGATCGCCGACGTGATACCACCCGACAGCGACGACAACGCGCCAGGCAGACCGTCAACCATCGACTGGGTGATAGTGCCCAGCACTGCCGCCGGATTCGTCAACAGCTTCTGCAACAGATCCTGAAGATCAGCAAGAGCCTGCGCCGCGTCTTCGGCACCCTCCTGCGCCTTCTGCTGAATCCACTCGATCTCGTCAGACAGGTCGAAAATCTTGTCCAGCAAATCGCCAACCGGCTCAATACCCAGCCGGGTCAGCAGCTGATCAATCAAGCTGCCCAGACCGTTCCACAGGGTGGTCAGATCCTCAACCAGATTCTGCGTGAAGTTCTGCGGGATCCTCTCCGTCGACTGCAGGTAAACGTCGTCCCACTTCACCCCGCCGCCAGTGGCAGCGTCGGCCGTCACCAGCTGCAGGCCCACATGGGTGACACCGGTCGCGGGAACCGTGTACTCGCCCCACGCGTTTAGGTCACCCCAGTCCACCGTGCCACTGGGCGACTCGTCGCTGGCCATCCACACCAGCTCGCCAGGCTCAGACTCGTTGTACGGAACCAGCTCGATCCGGATCGCGTTCGACCCTTCAGCGGCAACGACGTTGTCGTACTTGACCTTCGCGCCAGCCTTCAAAACCCAGCCAGGGGCCACCCGAATTGGCTCGGTGACAAGCAGATGCCACTGGCCATCACACTCGACCGCAGCACAGCCCAGAGGAGTCGAGACACCATCGGTGGCGTCATGGACATAGCCCGACCCCTCAACGATGGTCACCGGATCGTCAAACCCACCCTCAAGCAAGAGAGTGACCTTCTGGTCAGTCAGCATGCCAATCGGCAGAGGGCCGAGCAGCGCCGCAGTGATCCGCGAAATCGTGATGATGAATGGCTGGACAACGTCCTTCACGAACGCCGCCGCAGCGGTCTGCGGATCGAACCCAGGATCGAGGAAGTCGATGCTCGAAAAGAACTGGCGCAGGTTCAAAAAGAAAGTGCCAAGGTCACTCTCGTCGCCATCCTCAACGCCGAGAATCAGCTCAACAAAATCGCCCAGCAGAGGGACACGCTGAATCAAAGCCAACAGCTCAGCCATGGTGACCACGCCGTCAAAGTCGATGAACGGAAACATCCGCTCCACCAACGCCTTGATCGGGGCCACCACGATACCCAGGCTGGCTTCGAGGCCCTCGAAAACCTTGTCCGAGAATTCCTTCAGCGTGTTGTTATTCGACACGCGCTGCTGCAGCATCGACTTGATCGCATCCTCAGTGCGACCCTGCAGATTGGCAAGCCCAGCACCAACAACGGGACCGTCCCAGCCCTCAATGTTGTAGCCAGAAGGATCCGACCCGGTTGGGATTCCTCCCATAGGTTCTACTCCTCTACTGGCTTAGTGCTCACATACTTCATTAGCGTCATCAGGCGCTTGATTTCGGTGTCGAACTGCTTGACGAGCTTGATGCGCTCCGCGTCCGAACCGGCGCTGTGGATCTTCTTCAGCATCTCCGCATACTCGGGATGCTCCTGGCCGATGAACTCCAGAACCTCTTCCGCGCCCTGTTCCAGAGTGATCTCGTCTTCTTCCGGCTTCTCATCGAGAAGTTCAGCGACCTCGAACTGGCCACCACCGCGAGCCCACTTCGTGGCAAGCTCTGGGTGCCAACGCAATCCGAGTGCCCACCAGATCTCACTGGTTGGTTCCCACGACTGCGTGATCGCCATCGGCTGGCGGTCGGTCGGCGCACTCGGGCGGGGATCCACCATCCCCACACCGAGCACCCACGCCATACCCTTCGGATGATTCGGGTCAGGCGGATGAACATTCAGCGGCATATCTGCTCCTTAACCACTACATCCCATTATCTCATGGAACATAGGCAAGCTAATTAGCTGACGAGATGCACGCCAATGTTCTGCAGAATGTCACGCACCTTCTTTGTCAAGCGCGCCAAACGTTCTCCAACGCTCATCGCCGCCTTGTTCTGACCGATTTTCACTTGAACACTTAGCGGCTGACTATTGCTGTTATCCCACGCCGGAATGATCTCCTCACACTGCGCAACGAAAATCAGATTGTCGTAACCGCGTGAGGTGGAACCGATTCGGGAACCAATGTGGAAGTGGGCCCCAGGGATGATCCACGAGTTGCCGTGCAGCGACAGAGTGTGGCTGGTCTCCGAACGCGAAGCCAGGAAGCCACCACGCAGAGCCGCCAGCGCCGACAGGCTCCAGCTGTTGTTCTCAGCGCCCTGCTGGTACAGCTCCCACAGGTGAACCCAACCCAAGTTGCGGGCACGAGCAGTATTCTTCCACTCCAGCCACGCCGCGATGGTGCCCTGCAGGAACGGCATGATCACGTCAGCGGCAATCGTTCCCGCCGACGAGAACCCACCCAGCAGGAAGTAGCCCAAGATATTGCCCGTCGTCTCGATGATCAGACGGGCGATGGCATCTGCGGCCGGATTGTCTCCACCCACAACCACACTGACTGCCGTGGCGGGACTCCACGTCATCTCTGCCGTGTCGATTGGTGACCAACTGCTGTCCCGGATCACCAACCACGGCATTTGGGCTAGTGTCGCTAGCCAACCTCGCCCGAAGTATTCATCAGGCGCGTAGGACTCGTCGTCCACGATGAGCTGGCCAGTGTCCTCAATGAACCCGCCGATGTACTGCACCACCGAGCGCACCATGCCGTCCACGATGGTGCCGCCCAGGAACGTGCCACCCAACAGAGTGTTGTAGTAGCCACTGTCATCAACGAGTTCGAACACCAGCGCACCATTGGCCGGGGTGTCCACGAACAGCAGACCAGTCTCCGACTCGCCCTCGTCAGTGAATACGCGCCGCCAACGGATCGTCAGCTGCGCATCCTCCAGCGCATCCGCCAGAACCGAATCGATCGGATTCATACGCGTGCCGAGAACCGTCCACAGCGACGAGTCATCGAGCGGCAGCGGGTTGCACTTGATGTGCACCTGCCAGTTCTTCCACTCCGTTGGCGACAGAGCGAGCCACTGACTAAGATCGAAGGGGTCGTCCGGAAGCTGCCAAAGGTTGCCCTCCTTGCGAATCAGGTTGAGCAGCACCATGATTGAGCATGCCCACTTCGCAGGCCCCAGGATTGGCAGCACTCGAGGCCACTGGAACACCGGGATCGGTAGCGCAGGATTTGGAGGGCCCAACAGGAACTGCAGGAACTGCAGATCATCGTTGAACGTCAGCTCCATGTAGTACATGCCGTCGCGCTGCTTCTTCGCAACGTGATGCAGCAGACCAGTCCAGCGCAACTTCCCGCCGAAGAAGTCCACACGGATGATGACGTTCTTCTTCTCATGCGGATCATCCGGAATGGCACGCATCCACTCCGAGATGTAGTGATCAAACCGCAGCTCCAGCACACCCTGCGCCGACACGTTCTTCTTGAACGGGAACGACGCACGGATCGTGTCCTGGTAGGCAACCCGACCGTAATACTCCAACCCGACGCCGTCAGAAGGGTTGCGGTAGAACGTGATCATCGGCTTCGCGGCACGCATCCACGACAGCTCTTCACGCCAACTGGTGACAGCCTTATCGATACCGTCCAGCTCGGTGAGCCGGTCCAAAACAGGTGCGGTCATGTCAGATTGCTCCTACTGGCCGACTCCACGGCCGGGTGTACCACTTGGGCACCTCCAGACGCATCGCGAACCCGTTCGCCGCGTCCTTCACCTGGACGGGGATACGGCTGTAGGTGCCACCCGCAATTGGGTACAGAAGATCCTTACCCTTCCAAAGTCCCTGTAGGTGAATGCGATTCGCTGCCAGCAGGGTCTGCACACGCGGATCCGAATCCGCCACACAACCAGCGCCCTTCGGCAGGTACGGCAGCTCCACCGTGCGGCCAGCATCAGTGATGCCACGCCCGTACTCCTGGTTCCCCCAAGAGAAATCCGGCAGACGCCAGCGAGCCTGATCAGTGAGAGTCCACTTCGGCCACACCGGCACATCGCAATCAACGTTCAACTTGAACGAGTTACGGCCCGTCATCGTCTCCCCCGACCACTCATAGAAGTCGGAAGGCCCAACGAAGAACGGCAACTCAGCCGCCAGCGTCATCACCGTGGTGCTGCACGCATACAGGGCGGGATCCTTGCCCTCCCACTCGCCAGAGTCGTACGCCTGAGGCTCCTCCAGAAGACGAACCTTCAAGTCCCGGTAGCCATCCGACGTAGTAAAGCGAATAGTCGCTTCCTTCACATAGTCGAACGCGAACCGCCACCGAGAATCGATAGTGCGCCACGTCTCAGGGTGGCCGTCGTCAGCGAAAATGTTCACAGTGAACACGACATCTCGCCGCTCCCAACGGAAGTCGACAAACGTCTGACCGTACGCACCTGGAAGCCAAAGCGACTTCACAGGCGCGTCGATCATTCCCTTGAGCTTGGGCATCAACTCGACGCCCTGCTCCCCCTTACCGGGGCCCGAGATGCAGAAGTACTCACCATGAACGCCAAAGATCTCAATCTTGGCCGTGTAGTCCTGATTGTCCATCATTCGTACTTCCCGATGTACGGCATCGCAGCCTGAGCATCCGACACCGCCTGAACACGCTTAAACTCATCCAGATTCGTGATGTGGTACTGGCGGTTATCCACCCGCTGCACCACCTGAGGAACACCCGTCTGCTGAGGCTGACGCGTAGGCAGCAGCGGCACACCCGAAGCGCTAGCCGTCGAACCATTAGTCGCCGTCCCCACCGCCAGCGAGGACAGAATGTTCACAGCGCCGTTGATGACCTGGCCACCGATAGCGGCAGCCGCCTGCGCAGCCTGACCGGCCACACCAGCGGCCTGGCCAGCTCCAGGAGCCGCGACACTGCCAGCAGCACCAGCCGCACCGATAGCCGAGCTGATCAACCCGCCAACCGTGCTCGCAGCGCCCGAAATCGCGCCCGACAAAGCAGGATTGTTGTGGTCATTCGACACCGGAGCGGCACCCAACACCGAACGCGGATCACCAGCCTGCGGCGCAGTCGCACCCGGCTGAGGAAGACCCACACCGAACGCCGCCGCCGCATCCGCAACACCGGGGAGGGCACCAGGGTCGGGAGCGGGAGCAGTCGCCCCCGGTCCTGGTGCGCCTCCGGTCGAAGGTCCAGGTGCCGCCGCCGCAGGAGGCGTCAAAGGACCAGGCATTGGGAGCGGGCCAGGAGTCTGACCCGGCACCGGCTGAGGCTGCAGCAAAGGCCAGCCACCATCAGCGAACCCGCCACGGAAGTACTCGCGCGGAATCGCCTTACGGTTCAGCGCATCAAACAGAGCGGGCCCGTAGAAGCGAGTAGCGTCGGAGCCCGTGCGGTACTCGCCACGAGACAGCCACGCCAGACCGCCACCTGGGAAGCCACCCGACTTGAAGCCCTGACCGCGACCGATCTGCACCGGCCCGCCGTCCGCAGCGATACCGCCGTCATACTTCGGGCTCGTGCACAGGTAGTCGATAGCCGCCGCGATCTGAGACGCCGGATCGTCAATCGACCCGCCAAGAATGTTGTGCGCATTGAACGTCGAAGGCAGGAAGTTCAACAGACCCTTGACGGTCTGCGTTCCACCCTGACCGTTCGAGTCGTTCGGGTTGAACGAGTACGGATCACCACCCGACTCGGTCTGGATCTGCTTGACGAGGGCGTCTTCCCACTTCTTCAGATCCGTGATGCCGTAGTTGGCGGCAACCTGCTGCAGAACCTGACGCACCAGAGGCCGGTAAGCCTCGCCGCCCTTCTGCCCCGGCGCACTCAACGCAGGGTTGAAACCGCTCAGCGCCGCCTGCAGGTCTGGCCCAACACCAGGGATGCCCTGCATCCACTGGTCGAGCGCCACACCAGCCACATCGGCACCGTTGCCGCCCGAGCTGCTCGAATCCTGCGCACCGCCGATGAACTCGTTGGCGATCTGCTGGCCAGGGCCGATGATCTCACCGAAGTTGATGCCCGTGATGCCCGACAGGAAACCGGTACCGATTCCCAGCAGCGAGCTACCAACAGCGCTCGCCTGACCGGTCAGGAAGTTGAAGACGTTCTCAGGGTCCAGCGCGTTCGCGTAGCGGGCCTCGAAATCAAACAGGCTCTCCCACTTACGCTTAATCGCATCCAGAGGCGACAGGTTCTCCTCAGCCCCACCAGGCATGAGCGCCGAGATCCCGTACGGGTCGCCGCCATTCGCCAGCAGACCCAGCTCCTCGGGCAGAGGAATCGACACGCTCTGGCGCGTGTGCACATGGTTGCGGTGATCCGCCCAATCATCGGCGTAGTAGTCGTCAATCGACTGGTTCGGACCACGATCACCGGGATCCACACCGATACGCTGACCGGTCTCTGGGTTCTCCCAGATGACCTGCTCCAGGCCAGGAATGGACCGCACATACTCGGCGAACGCCTGCATGTTGGCCACAGGGCCCGTCCAGTCGATGCCCTTGTTCAGGCCATCCTTCTCCTGGTGGCCCGCGTAAGTGCCAGGCTGAACGCCGAAACGCTCACCCAGCGCATACACCCACGTTGGGAATCCCTCGCCGCCAGCGGGGATCTCAGTGCCAGCCTTCAGCCCGTAGGGCACACGCGTCGGCACCGGAGTGGTACCAGGCAGGAACCCGGCACGCAGACCATGCGTCAGAGGGTTCGACACGCTCGACACCGCAGGAGTAGGCGTCACGCTAGGAGTGCCCGTAGTGCCCGCTGTAAACGTCGTAGGCGGAGTAAACGTCTCCACCGGGGTAGTGACAGCCGGAGGGGCCATCGGAGCCGGAGGAGGCGGCACAGCGGCAGCGACCGACGAAGGCGCAGGGATGCCACCGACAACGCCAGGCTGCGGCGCGGGAGCGGGCGCAGGAATCGCAGGCGTAAACGGCTGCTGCGGAATGAATCCCGGCCAACCACCGCCAGCGAAACGCGGCAGAGCCTTACGGTTCAGCGCATCAAACAGCCCAACGCCGTAGTAGCGCACCGCATCCGCGTTCGCGATGTGCTCAAAGTTTGAAACACGAACCAGATTCGAGTCGCTACGAGGACCACCAACACCACGAACCAGACCACCATCACGGAACGCAGGCAGCTTCTGCAGATGCGCAGCAGTCGCCTCGGCAGTCAGCTGCAGCTGATACGACCGACCATCAGGCTTGATAGTTCCAGGGCCATCAATCAGGCCCTGCTCCATCCACGAATCCAGCGTCGCCTGATCCGGAATCCGGTTCAGCGTCAGAACACCCTGGCCAGTCTGGCTAGCCACAATCTGGCCATCCGGCGCGTACGCCGCGAACGGCCCAGGGTTAGCAGGGTTCAGCTGGAACGAGCCACGCGCAGCCTTCGCACGCTCAGCAATCGCCGCAGCGCCCTGACGCGAAGCCTGAGCGCCCGTCTGGATCGCGAAACCGGCGAGCAGCGGATCCTTGTTCTGAACCGAGTTCCAAATCTCGGCCAAATCAGGCAGGTCGATATGCTGACCGGCCATCTCCTGGATCTGCTCGATCCGCTCGGTGACATTCTTGAAGGTGTTCGCCTTCTCCTGGTCACCCAGCGCAGCCAGCACCAGGAACTCCGGAGTGATCTCCGTGCCCTTGAAGTAACTCTCGGCACGCTTGAACGCATCCGAGTTGACGATCTGCTCCTGGGCCTGCTGACGGATCGGCCCAAGGATCTGCTCCAGCAGACTATCCTGCGTAGGATCAGTCGCCGCCAACACCGCAGCCGACGTGTCGATACCCAGACGGCGCATCGCCGCAATCGCGTTACCAGCACCGCCATGCTTGTCGTCAAAAACGCCAGGCACATTCGTCTGCTGGAAGTTCCCAGCCGTACGGTCAATAGCCTCGTTCGTGGCCGCACCAGTCACCTGATCCAGCGCACTGACAACGCCACGCAGCGCAGCAGCCTGAGCATCAGCAGCCGACGCCGCAGCACGGTGAGCCTCACCCAGCTTCTCCACCGTCGCCGTGACAGCCAACAACCCAACCGTCAGCGCCGCAGCAGGTGCCAACGCGCCAGCCAGCGCACCCAGGCGACCCAACAGGCCGATACCAGCACCACCAGGGCTGCCAATCTTGTTGGCAGCAGTGCCAACCTCGGTGCCCATCAGGTTGATCTGCGACGAAGCGGTGCCAACCGACGACACCACACCATTCAGGGCAGGCGGAACCTTGTCCGTAACCTGAAGCAGCGCAGGGAAACGAGTGTTCGCCAGCGTGCGAGTCTCACGGCTCACACCAGCCAGCTCGGTGGCCGACGCCCGCGCCGTATCGACCATGCCGTTCAGCGGAGGAGTGGCCCCCGAAACAGCCTGAGCCAGCGCAGGGAAACGCTGATTCGCCGAAGAAACCTCACGGTTCAGATCCGCAGTCGACAGGTAAGCGGCCTTGGTCCAATCACCGGCCTTCTTAATCCCATCGCCCGCAGCGATAGCCTGCTGCCCCAAAGCCGACACCGGAGGCCCAGCAACACGCGCCTCACGCGCCAACTTATTGACATAGTCAGGAGTGAGCTGAGGGCCCTCCATCGGGCCCAGCTTCGGAGCCTTGTACTCACTCGGCCCCCTGTTCGTGAAGTACGGCGGCAGAGCCGGTCCCTGCATCGGGCCAAGAGCAGGTGCCTTGTACTCACCGTTGCCGAAACGGCGGATAGTCTCGCCCGCAGGAGCGTCACGCAGAGGGCCCTGCCAGAAGAACCCAGCACGGGTCTGAGTCGGCTGAATAGGCGCACCGCCACGCCAGCCAGGCAGATTCGCACCCTGCATCGCCGCGTCATAGCGGCGGCTGACATACGGCATGGGCTGGTTAAACCGGTCGCGGATCCGAACAATGTTCTCCGCGTTACGCAGGCGCTGCCACAGAGGAGTTCCCTGCCCGCCGATACCAGCACGCTCAGCGTCCGCACGCCACTTCGCCTCCAGCGCCCGAGCGTTACGCACCTCAGCCAGACGGCCATACAGCGCAGGGTTGATCGGAGTAGTCGGACCACTCGGCCTGCTGCGCTCAGCCTCACGGGCCCACTGGGCCTGCAGTGCAAGCGCACTCGCCATCTCCCGGCCAGCACGATCAGTACCCAAAGCATTACGCGAAGCCTGACGCACCATGAACGCCGCATTCGCCGACGCCAAACGATCCTGCAGAGGAACCGACGACAGGCCAATACCCGCAGCCTCACGGCGAGCACGCTCATTCGCACGGGCAGACACAACCCCAGCCGCAGCCTCAACCGCCCCAACAGCAGGAGGAGCCATCGGCGTCCGCGCCATCCGCTCCATCTCGGTGCGCAGCTGGACAACCTTGCTCTTCGCAGCATCGATCTTGCTGCCCATCGCGTCATAACGCGAACCAGTCGTCGCCACCGAAGTGTTCAGGCTCGACTGAACCTTCGACAGCTCCTCGACATTGCCCTTAGCCTTCTGCAGCTGACCGCGAGTCCACTGCAGAGTCGAGTTGTTGCGGAGCCACGCAGGCGAATTCGTGCTAGTAGCCGCCTTCTCAATGACGGTGTTGTAGTTCTTCCACGCCGTAGTGAGACCATTGACAATCGGCGTCGCAGTCTTCACCAACAGGTAGGTGCCCAAGAACACCTTCAGAAGACCGGTGTTCTCCTCGATCCACGCAGCCGTCTTCGCCAAAGCGCCAACAGTCGTCAGCAGAACAACCGACCACTCACGGGCCGTCTCAACAACATCCTTGATGAACGGACGCATCTCACGGAACGCGTCACGCAGCTCATCCATGAACTCGCGGGCCCGCTGGAAGTACTCGGCCAGCTTGTTCTTGCCCTCAGTCGACTTCAGGAAATCAGCCCAACGACGAGTCAACTTCTCCAGGGTGCCGACAAAACCAGTCTCATCGCCGCCAGCCTCACGGAACGCATCCGACACCGACGAAACAATCGACATGATGTTCTTCGCCGCGTTACCCAGATCGGTCAGCGTCTTCAGGCCATTGTCGATCCACCGGTCCAGCGAGCCATCCTTCGAGATGCGCTCAGTCCAGTTGTCGAAACGAGTAAAAACCTTCTCAGCCGCCTCGCCCAGACGCGGCAGATAGTCCGAACCCTCCTTCGTCAAACGCAAAACACCCTCAATCAGAGGGTTCATCGCCTTCGAGAAGTTCTTCAGACCACCCTCGGTGTTACCGAAGATGCGCGCCAACAGCCCCTGAGAGGTATCCCCACCCAGCGACTCAGCAACCGTCTTGAAATTGGCGTTAAGACCCGACGCCACACGGGAAAGACCGACCTGCAGGCCAGGCAAAGCCTTCTGCCCCAGATCGGTAATCGAACGATCCAGACCATCCCACAGGTTGTTCTGAACCGTCATGGTCAGCTGCTTCCACTGACCCTCAAAAGCCGTAACAGCCGCAACAGCCTTACGGGCCTCAGGGGCCAACGCCGCCAACTTCTCGGCGAACTCATTCCCCTTGCCCTGCTTCTGATTCAGCTGATCAGTAGCCTCAGCGATACGATCCAGCGCATCCACCACACGGTCAGCGCCCGACACACCCTTCGCGTTCGCCTCAGCAGTGTCCTGCATCGTGCGGTTCGCGCGTGTCTGCACATCCTGCAGATGCTCAATCGACATCGCCAAATCGAGCTGGTCACGACGCAGCTCATTCAACGACTTCTGGCCACCCTGACGCAGCTTGTCGGCAGCCTCCTGCACCGACAGCACCGCATCAGCAATGTTCAGGCTCGAACGGCGATTCTCCGCATTCAGATCCTCGATCTCGCGAACCGTGTCACGAACCGCCGAACGGTAATCACGATACGAACGCTGAATATCGCGATTCGCAGCCTCAATATCACGCGCCGACTGGGCAGCGTTCTTCTGCTGATCACTGTAAGCGCGGAAAGCATCACCAATGCCCCGCAGGCCCACAGCCAAAGCGCCGACCGACGCCAAAGCGCCGCCAGCCAAACCAGGCAGAGCCAACAGGGACTTAGCGAGACCATCGACGCCAGTCGCAGCACTACCAGCCGCATACGCCAAAGCAGGCAGAGCGTCGAGACCAATGATGCGGACATTCAGGCGCAGAGCCCGCTGCAGCGCCGACCGCTTGAAAATGTGCTCAACGGTGGTCAGCTCACGGCGAAACGCCGCGAAACTCGCACGACTCTCCGAAAAGTCGGCCTTCACCGGAACATTGATGGCGTCCAGACGCTGCTTAGCGCGCCACGCCTTCATCTCAGCGTCCGCCCGCTTGAAGGCAGGATCAATCTGCACTTCAACCGGGTCGAACGTCATCGCCTTGAGACGACGATCCGCCTCAGGCTTAAATCCCCGCAGAGTGGGGACAATACGGATCGCAGCCTCGCCCACAAGGGCCTTGGCCATAGTTAATCCTTAGCTGTCTTCTTCGACTTCTTCGCCCGCTTCTCCGCAAGGGCCCGAGCACGAGCCTGCGCAGCATCAACCGAGTTCTGGATACGCAGAACCTTGCGCTGAGTGCGCAACTCCAAACCAGGAATGACGGGACGCGGAAGCTGTTGTCCGGACGCCACATAGATCCCCGTCTTGATCAACGAAATCAACTCCGTATGACCAAAAATGCGGGGACGCTTCGAACCATCGTCAGAGTCCTTCGAAGACCCCATCCATTCAATAGTTTCTGGGTCGAGTAGGACAGCTTCGTTGGTGAGAGACCCTGGAATGTTCATCAGAGTCTCGAAGAATCCGAGTAGTTCCTCCATCGGCCGCTTACGCTGCCACCAGGCGGAGCCGTCGGCCTTAGTGCCGACGTGCTCCCACTGGAAGTACTCGTGTGCAGAGAAATGCAGAATGTGCTGGCAATCCCAGCAGATCGCCGACCAGTAACGGTCAACGATCCGAATCAGCCTTTTAGGGCGTCATCCCCCGCAGTCCCAAACATGTGCTTCAGGTACAGAACGTTGAAGTTCTCCCAAATGTGCTGGGGCAGCGGATCGAACAGTTCATGGACGGCGTCATACAGATCGCCGAAAAGGGCACGCTCACCCTCCTCGACAGTCTTGGCCGAACGCCAAGCGTCGATCTGAGCCTTCGTTGGCTCATGGAAGACGAGGTTCTTGAACTTCAGCGGCGGAATGTGGTTCTCAGTCTGGAGCTTCGCCCAAACCTCGTCCACCTCCTCCTCGACCGCCTCAGTGTTGGTTGCCTTGGTGCTTCGAGTAGCCACTGATTCTGCTCCTTATCGTGTGGCGTTATTTACCTGGAAACCCCAGCCCCACAACCGAAGTCATGGGGCCGGGGTCAAGTGAGATGGATCAGCTGGTGACGGTGAGCGAAACGGTCTTCGACTTTCCGCCATAGGTGACGGTCACAGTCGCCGAACCAGCCGCCAGGGCGGTAACCTCACCGCTCTTGGAAACCGAGACGTACTCCGCGCCAGTGGTCACCGAGTACTTCGCGATTGGCGTGTAGTTGATGCCGTTCGAGCCGGTCACAGTGATCTGAGTGTCGTCATCCACCGCGAGAGTGGTCTCAGCCGCAGTCGCAGTGATGTCGGTGACAGGCTGAACGAAACCGGTCTTGTCGACCAGGCGCAGCCAGCCAGGCCCGCACCAACCCTGCAGGACCGCGAACCCGAGATCCGAGTCCTTGAAGGCCTGGAAGGTCATGTTGTACGAGACAGCGCCGTCGTCCTGCGAGGTCTGCGTGTCAACGTTGACCAGCTTGACGCGAGGCATGATGTAGTAGGCGTTCAGAACCTCGCCGTTCACGTCATCCTCGGTCACCAGGTAGGCGCGGTAGAAGACGTTCTTCGGCAGCGACGGAGCCTTCAGCGTCACGCCACCGTGAGCCGAAACCTGCAGGTTGCTGTCATCGAAGACAGTTCCCCAGAACTTCTCCAGCACAACCTTGTTGGTCTCCAGGAAGTTCGCCTGGAACTGCACAGTACGACGCGAGATGATCGTACGGACAGGCTCAGCGTCGCCGTAGCCGTCGATGTCCGTCGAATCGATCTCGTGGGTCAGCGAGACGCCAGCCTGCTTCTCGATGACACCCGCCGACTCAGCAGTCACCGGCAGCACCAGCTCGCCGGTCACGGTGTCCTCGAGGGTCTCGACAGCCTCGTTGTCCAGCTCATCGAACAGGATCGCGAAGTGGAGGTGAGCGCGTACCAGCTCGTTGTGAGCGTCGCGAATGGTCTCAAAATCAGCCATTGGTGATGAATCCTCTTGTTACGGAAGAGCGTTCAGAATCTTCCGGTAGTTGGGTAGGTCGAACGGCTCGCGGATGCCGATCTTGAATGTGACTGGAATGAACTTTTCGTCCACCAACCGTTCAGGAACGAGCTGCGGACCCTGCCACTCTTCGGAGCTGTGCATGGAGGTCGTCTCGCCATCAGGCAAAGTGACCGGAAACCCAACGCAGACATCGTGATCCAACATGCAACGCACGAAGTCGATCAGTCTCCAAGACTCATAACGAGTCGGTGTGATTGCGGCGATCTGGACCAGGGCCTCATCCCGACGCAACGTCGGATCAAACCGCCCAGGCTGACGCCAAATCCGCAGAGTAGGCTGCGTGCCTCCAACCTTCTCGCCAGGACTCAACACATAATGCCCCTGAGGGAGCCACGTGCAGAGAAACACCCTGTCGCCGAGAAGTCGCCGGAAGTAGCTCATTACAAGCTCTTCCGCATCTACGAAACCACCCTCATACCACTCGGGCAGCTCAAGCATGTCGGACAAAGACAGTCCTTAAATCCTCGCGGGCAGTACCGCGTACAGAGCCCCACGCAGATCACCGGAGCCCTCGTAAGTCGAATTGTTCTGGCCCTCAGCAGGATCGTGACGGCCGAACTCGTCAGCCAAGGCGTACTCGACACCGACGACGATCTCGCCGATCCAGCGGTCTGTCTTATAGCCGCCGATGAAAACCTCTGCGCTCACCGATCCGGCGAGACTCTCCGGACTCTCAGGGTCAGAACGTCCCGAGACCCGCGTCACATAATCAGCCACCACACGCGCTGTGTAATCAGCCGTGAGAGCGTGCAGCTCGGGCCCGATCAGAATCTCGGACAGAGCCGGATTCGGCTCCGCATAAAAGTAGGCGACACCGCCGTACAGATTGGGCTCAAGGACAGCAAGACTGCGATTAGTCAACAGTGCCCTCAACTCGAACCCAGTGGAACTCAGGCCCAGTGCCGGACATCGAATTCGCGTAATCCCACAACGGGGCCGACACCACCTTGAACAAGACGCCGTCGATGAGAATTCGATCCCCGAACTTCACCTTGATGCTGTTCTTATTCGGGATCCCAATCTGCCCCGCAGTGTTCGAAAACTCACCACGAGCCAGAGACGGGCTGGCACTCAAGCCGCCCATCACAATCCCCTTGACCTTGCCCAGCTCAGTCCCATTCGCACCAACGCGAATGACCTTGCCGTCCTCGTCAACAGCGTCACCATGCTCATTGCGCAGCGGAGTACGGAACACAGTGCCCGTACGTCCACCGCCAATCACAGGTGCTCGCTCTCCTCCCAGCCAGGATCGCCAGGATTGAAGTAAGGAAGTGGCTTACAGCCGTTGCCCATGCCGATGTATCCGAGAGCAAACACCGGCTCATCGCGATACGTGGAAACCGAAAACAGCCCCCCGCCAGGGCGGAAACGCTTCAGGAACTTCTCCTCAGCCTCCGTGAAGAAGCCAGGAGCGTACTGCTGGTTGTGATACGAGGCAGACTCTGGGCCCTTAACCTCGTAGATGACACGACGCGGATTCTCGAACTCACGTCGAGCCGCACCAAGAATGATGCCGCGCACCGTGATCGGGAAATCCGCCGCGTCCCGACTGGGCCACATCTTCCCCGAAATCTGCCGAGCCCACCCACTCGCTACGCGAAGAATGAACTCTGCACGGGCCACGTCCTCCGAATCGAAGGACGCGCCCATCCAGGTGGAAAGCTCAGCGACAGTGGCGAGCTGGTCGGCAGAATCTGCCACTGAGCTACTCCGATCAAGCAGTAACGGTGATGGTCTTCTTGACAGTCAGGCCGTCCACAACGGCGGTGATCTCCGAAGTACCGGCCGACACACCAGTCACGACACCGTTGGCGTCGACAGTGGCTCGGGATTCGGTTCCCGAAGTCCACGCCACCAGAGGGTCACCCGCACGGTTGTCGCCGTTCGAGTCCTCCAGGGCCAGGACCAGCTTCTCGCCCGCCTTGACGGTCTCGCCCTCGATCTCGGCGCTCGTCGCCTTCAGGTGGATGCGGCTACCGCGCACGAAGCGAGGCTCGTCATCCAGGTTGGCGGTCACGGGATCCTTCACGGCCTTCACGCCGATCCAGGTGTCCACGATGGAACGCTCAGTGGTCGAAGTGGCGTCGTAGTCGCCCAGCCAGCGGAGCTGCACACCGTTCTCGGTGGCCACAGTCGAAGTGGCGACGGTGTTGGTCATCGGACGACCCGGCGAACGGGTCAGCATCGCGTAGGCAGTCGGGTGCGACAGGTACGCATCGCCGTGGGGCAGCGTGTCCACAGTCACCACGTCGTACTGTGCGAGACGGCCGATACGGGCGGTCTGCAGGCGGCTTGCGCCAGCCTCACCGGCCGAGTCGTAGCGGATGAAACGGTCATCCAGCAGAAGCGCCTCTTCCACAGCCGAACCGACCAGCAGAACGCGGCCATCCTTCGGCACCTTCTGCTCGTTGAGCCAGCGGCGGTTCGACACCACGCCGTTCCAGATCTCATCCTCATCGACCAGCGACACCTTCTCGTACGGTGCCTTGGTGATCAGGTAGGAAACCGCGTCCTCGATCTGCTCAGCCACCGCGCGGACCTGGCGAGGTAGCACGTCGACAGCGAACGAACGCACATCCAGCTCCCGCTCCTCGTCAGTGAGGTCGATGCGGTTGTAGATGACATCCGTCAGCTTGATGTCGACAGTGACCTCAGTCAGGTCACTCGCCACCATGTTTCGGTCAGCGCCGGTCGCACGGAGGCCACGCGTGTGGGCGATGGTCGGAACTGGGATGCGGATGGTGATGGTGTCGTTGAACTTGTGGGCAACATCGCCGTAGCCGTTCTTGAACACGAAGTTCGGCAGAACCAGCTCATGCTGCAGCTGGCCGAGAATGCTCGCGATGATTACCGGAGGCTTGATAAAGGCGTTGGCCATCGGTTAGATCAATCCTTTGATTAGTGTCGGTTGCGAGACCCGATCAGGCGAAACGAATTCCGCCATTCGCGCGGGTCTTTGCGGTTTCTTCGAGGATTGCGGCGATAAGAGCCTCGTCCGACTCATCCCCATTTCCGCCACCACCGTTGCCACGCCCGTTGCCATCGCCACCATCGGCATCATCTGCCTTGGGGGCCTTGGGCTTTGGGGTACGCTTTCCGGCGTTCAAACCGCCCTCACTCAGGGCGTTGAGTAGTTCCTCGGCGCTCGCACGGATCGAATCCGCGTCGCCATCGGTATTGACGAACTTGGCGAACTTGGGGTCAACCCCAACCTCAGCCAATACTTCGTTCACAAGCTGCTGGCGCTCGACGGTCTGCTTGAAGCTCAGGAGTTCGGCGATCTGCTCGTCCTTGGCGGCTTCGCGAGCCTGACGCTTCTCGTCCTCGGTCATAGCGGCCTCTTCAAAAGGCTTCAGCCGAGCAACTTCTGCCTCAAGTGTAGCACGCATTTGCTCAAGTGGTTCGATCTTCGTCTTCTGCACACGCGAAAGACGCTTAGTCACCATGTTATTCGCCCACGTCTCAGCCTCTTCCTGAGACTCGAACTTCCACCAAGTGTTTGCTGCAGGAGGGGTGATGTCGCCCAGGTCGCCGTCACCGGCATCACCCGCAGTCAGGACAGCGGGATCTCCAGGGGTGGCCCCACCCGTAGCGGCGTTGGCATCGTTGGTGGTCTGCGAATCGGACATGATTTCTCTCTTCTCCAAGCAGTTATCGGCCGCTTGTGACGCCGCCTGGCTCAGGACGCCAGTTGTGACAGTTGGGCATTCGCCCACTCGCTCTGAGGCGAGAGCGGATCCGACAGAGCGTCGATCCGGTTCTCCAGCTCCTCACGGATGTCAGTGACATCGGCAGGCTTACGCTGGAAGGGGCGGTACTGGTCGCGGAACTTCAGGAGCTTCTCGCGGTTAGATAGCCAGTACCAGTCCTGGGAGACCTGCTCCCACTGGTCGAAATAGAACTGCGCCTCCTCATCCCGCTTCGGCTCGAAACGGGTTCGCGCAAAGGAGGTTTCGTTCGCATACACGGGGCGGAGCTGGCAGCGGCAATGGTCATGCACCTTCGCCGCATTCGAGTAACCCTCAGGCAACTCGGGCCCATCCTTCGGCGGCTCAAAATCCTTATCCGCCTTAGTCAGAGTGCCGTCGAAACGAGTGCGGCCACCACGGATGAACGAATCCTTCGCATACACCGCGCCACGGCTCGCAAGCAATGCGCAATACCAGCAAGGGTTCCCATCAGTGACACGGGCATACCCGATGATGCGGCGGTCGAACTTCAACACGCGGCCAGTGGCGTTGCGGCCACCATTCATCGCCTGACGGATCGCTGCACCAGAGCTGTTCGACAGCCCGCTGTACATCGCCTCATCCTCGGGAGCAGGCATCTTCGCCTTGATCCTGTAGTTGCCGTTGACAATCAACGACACCGCAACATCACTCCGAGGGAACGGGTCAAACGTGACGGGCTCCGTGTCCGCATCGTCCAAAGTTGGGACAACGGCACCGTTGCGGTCGCGGCGCACACGCGGGCGCGGGACATGCACAGCATCGAACCGGGCAGCCGGAACATCCTCGGGCTGCTGCACATCCGGCACATCCATTGGCAGCGGATCCTCCAGCGCAAGGCTGGCGAACCGCACATCCTCGGAGAACACTGCCGCAACCCGCTGCGACTGCAGATACGCAGTTTCCACAAGGGGAAGAACAGCTTCCACCCACAGCGGTGTCGTCTTGTCGAGTTCCGTGAACGACTGAATCGCCCACAGGGGGTACAGCTGGAGAGCTAGCCACGCGGCAATCGCATCCTGATCTTCCGAATGTTTGATGGAGCGCCAAGCGATGTAGGCCTCAAGTGCGCCGAGCCCCTTCTGCTCCTGGGGCGCGGTCATTACTTTGTCGCCGTTCCACGATCAGCGCCCGTCTTCGGATTCACCGGACGCTGGTTCTGGGTGCTGGTCGACCCACCCTTGGCATTGCGGTTGCCGGGGTTGCCGCCAGCTGGCTGCTGCGCCTTCATCTTGGCCTGCATCTCCAGCGCCTCCATGTTCACAGGAGGGGCCTTCGGATCCCCGGTCTTGCGATCCATGGCCAGATCCGTGGTGGTCTTACCCACCACCTCACGCAGGTAGTTCGCCAGCGGCTCGTCATCCAGAGCGTGCTCACGCCAGCCGTCCACCTCGGACTGCTCAACGCCAGGGATCTTGCTCCACGCCGCCCACTTCGGCACACCAAGCTGAGTGACGATCTTGCCCCACGCGTCAGCGAACTGGGCCAGCGAACGAACCTCAACGTCCTGCCAAGTGATACGGGCCATGAAGTCGTTCGCGTCGTCCTCGCGGCCCTCAATCAGGGCAGCCAGGCGCATCACCTGGCCATGAGACTCGGCCATCACGGTCTGCTTCTCGAACAGACGCTGGTAAGTCTGGCGACGTGCGCCGTCCAAGGCGTCACCAGTCACGTTCACCACCTGGCCAAACAGGTTCGGTGGCAGCTGCATCACAGCCGCAAACGTCTCCAGATCAGCCTTGTATGCCTCAATGAAGCCACCCATCTGGGTCTCATCGAGCGTGCCGAACCGGGCCTGCACATCCGAGGCAATGAGGATGTCCTCGTTGCCAATCCGGATCTTGTCCTCCTGCACACCCTCAGGTGTGTCGGCCTGCTCCAGGCCGGTGGCCCAACGAACCTTGAAGCTGTTGAAGTGCTGCACCATCAGGCGGTCGAACGCCGTCTTGTCGATGCGGGCAGCCAGATCGATCACCGGCTCCACATCGCTCCAGCAGCGGCCACGCAGATCGATCTGATTGACGTAGCGCACAAACGGCGGCACACCGTACGGAGTGGTCACCAGGTCACCGACAGTGAACTTGCCGTCCTTGAAGGTGACCTTGTAGTAGTCACCCTTCGGCAGCCAGAACCGATAGTTACCGTTCGGCAGACGCTCGAAGCCGTACTTCGGGTACTCATCCAGGTAGGCGTCGTCGTACAGCGCGAAGAAATCCATCGGGCTGACAGCACGCATCACAGCCATCGGCTTCGTCTGAGGGCCCTGTGCGCCGTCTTCCTCAATCGACCCGTCAGTGACGCGGACAAACGAGTAGCCGAACATCATCGTGGCGCGGTTGATGGCCAGCGACTGCATGCTCATCTTGTTGCGCAGCCACGACTCCCACGCCGCCTTGTAGTTCTCGGCGTCGCCTTCCTTGCGGTAGCCGTCCACAATCATCTGCTGGGCGAACGTCGAAATCGCCAACGGCAACCACGCGGTACGTGCCATGCGCTGCAGCACCGCACGCTCCGTGTTGCGCTTCAGCGGACGCACCTCAGGCTGACGGCCAGTACCCCAAAGCTCCAGGCGCTCAAGACGCAGACGCTCCTGCTGGAACACCGGATACAGCTTCTTGGTGATGTACTCGCCCAGCCCCTTGGTGGACAGATTGTCAGCAGGGAACTCGAGAGTGGTGTTTGGCTCATCCGGCGCGTATACGTCGGACATGTAGAAAATGCTCACCAGATACGTCCTCCGCGAGGCTTACCTTCGTACGGCTTCTTCTCCACGAAGGCCTCAGCTCGCTTCATGTTCAGGCCCCAGAGGGCGTACGTGATGGCGCAGACGCCAGTGATGTCGACAGTTGTGTCAACGCGGGTCCAACCCCAGCCGTTGTATTCGTCGTCGCCGTTCTTGTTGTTTGAGACCTTGCCGCCGATGTTGTACTTACGGGCACCCGACAAGCCATCCTCGATAGTCGTATCCCCAAGGTGCACAAGGGTTTCGTCCTGAACCGAGTCGTACAGGAAGCCAGTCGAAGCCATGATTTCCTTCGACCCGAACGGGATCACCTCGATGTCGAGGGCCTCAAGTTCGGGGATCAAAGCGCCTGCACGGGCACCGGATTGGACGCACACCGCAAGCGGTTCCTGCCCAGACTTCGCCAAGCTCTTGTAGATCTGATCGATCGCCTCCACGCACCAGGACACGCCCTTGCCTGAAGACTCGACCTCAACCTGTTTGCGGCCGTCAGCGGTGTAGCCCGCCAACGCAATCGTGGACATCGAACGATCCGGCGCGGCGTCCACGGCCAGAACAATCCGGCTCGTGATCTTCGAATCAGGTTCAGCCAGAGCACGCCACGCATTCACATCGATAGGCGTCTTGACTGAATTGTCATGCCACAAGCCCAAGCGCTCACGAGCGAACTTCGCATCCTCCATCGAGCCACGCTCAACGTTCGCGATGTAGTCCTCGTCAAGGCGAATCCCCAACGCAGGATTGGCCTTATACCACTGCTCAAGCTCATCCAGATCACAACCCTGGTCCGCGCACCACTCGAACAGGGCGATACGTGGCTCATGGGCCAGACCACGGTCGCGGGCCCGAATCAGAACAGTCGAATCCTCGTCACCAGTCGAGGAGGTGTAGATAACCTGAGGGTTCTTCCGCGCCGACAACGCGGGAATGAGAGCGGCGACCATGTCCGGATCGAGGTCGTACGCCTCATCCAGGATGACCAGATCGCCAGAGAATCCACGGCCCTGGCCGGTGCCACGCGCCTTGTACAGAAGGCGGGCACCATTCTTCAGGTGAATGCCAACGCTGCCATTACCCTTCGGCTTCGAGGCAACGTACTTGTCGAGAGCTGGACAGTTCTCGATGATGTCGACCATGCGGAGATACGACTCATACGCAGTGTCGAAAAGGTGCGCCGTGTGAATGATCAGACGCGTCCCAAAGAGGAACAGGTGGACGATCTCCAGAGCCTCTGTGATCGCCGTCTTGCCGTTCTGCCGAGGGATCAGCAGAACCGCTTCCAGCGCAGCCCACTTGCGATCCTCACGCTCACCAACAAGGTCGCGCAGGATCAGCTTCTGCCACGGATCCAGGCGGTATCCGATAGCATCGAGGAATGCGATGGCCTTATCGCCGCGCGTACGGGCATATGGCGGGCACCAATAGTTCGGCGGGATCTGATTCCCAATCCGAGTGCCATTAGCGTCAAACCACACGCCATCTTCAGTGACAGTGCACGACGAATCACCAGTTGCGACCTGCAAGGGCCCAACCGTCCTAACTGAAAAATTAATCCGGAGTTGAGAACTCGGCCATCAACTTCGCGATGGGGTCGTCCTCTACCGTTTCCGCCTCGGTCTTACCGAGTTTGAGTTGTGCCAGAAGCTGGCGAAGGGCGAGCCGCTGCTGGCGGATCTCACCCAGGATGGGGTTGACGACGAGATTGATCTCGGCAACATCAACGCCCGAAATTTGAACGGCCTCAACGATTTCGTCTGCCAGGCTGACCCACTGGGAGCTACCAGCCCGCAGAGCGCCGCTGAGACGCTCAATGATGTCTGCCGTGCGGCAGGCTTCGGCCAGGATGTAATACCCAGCCGGGTCAAACGAGGTGTGCTCAGTTACTGTGTCCCACAGCTGCTGGCCCCAGGCGCGGAGCCCCTCGGGTGGCTGAATTGCGGGCATGACTACTGATCTCCTCATACCAGGACCAATGCGCGTCCTGTGTGCGCTCCCAGGCTCGAATGAGGGAACGGATCCGATAGTTCGGCTGCCGACCGGAAGCCTTCGCCTCGGCCGCGTCCTCGGCCTGTCTCTGATATAGGTGGGCCAACTCTTGGACATCCGCTCGCAACAGTTGCTTCACGTCCTCAAGGGAAAGCGCCTCCCAGATTGGGGGGCAATTCTCAAGGCGTGCTTTATTGATCGACGGAGTGGGCAAGAGAGGTACCTCCTGCACCCAGTTTATCAGCAAATTCATTAGACCCACTTAACAAGTGTCCTGTGATCACCAGTTCTGCCGTCGTAGAGTTTCGCCATGACCGCAACCGAGTACGCCCCACCGGGCACCCCCGGCAGGTTCCAAGCCGCCTGGGATCACTGGATGTGCGCGAAGTGGAGCCCGATGATGGGAGGCCTGGAGTCTCGGGTAACCCCACCGGAGGGCATGTCGTGGTTCGTACTGCCACCAGGGGCCGACATCACGTCGGAACACATCCAGTGGTTCCCGACCGGGAAGAAGGCCATCCGATACCTGATGGCCAAGAAGGACTACAAGGATCTTGTTCTCAACCCTATTGCCCAGCAATCGGTTTCACGAAGCCAAGAGGAAGGTGCTTGATGGCTGCGACGATGCACACCCTTGTGAACTTTGCCCCCAACCCGAGCCTGTCGCTGGGCAGCTCGTACAGGAACCGGGACGTGCGGTCCTACGGAATCCTTGGCATGGCCCGCCAGCACCGCAGCCGTTTCGCCAACGCGCTGAAGCGCCGCAACCAGACCCACGACGTACGCATCCTGCGCACCACGATCCACGACGACGGCACCGTCACATCGGAATGGATCAGCTGAACACCACCACCAAATCGGAGGACACCATGGCCACGAGCCCCAAGAAGGAAATCAAGAAGCTGCTCAAGGAAGCAGTCGACCGCCTCGATCAGGCGCAGGTCGCGCTGACCAGTGCCGAAGACATCGCCTTCGACAACCGCGAAGACATCAAGGAGGCGCGGCGGCAACAGATCAGCAACGCCGAATCCCTCATCTACCATGTTGCGGAAATGGTGCGCTCTCTGTGAGCCAACAGGTCAGCATCCTGGTCGAATACCGGGACGGCAAGCCGCGCACCGCAATCGGGGCCCACAGCTGGACAGCCGAGAAGACACGGGCCTACACACGCAAGGGAGCGGCCGAAAACTACCGCGACCAAGCGATGCGCTCCGACCTCCACCGGCAGTCCCACACCCCAGACCATCAAGTCCGCGACATCCGGATCCTCACCATCACCATCCCAGACGACGGCCCAGTCGGAGATGGGATGTGGCCGGAAATCCTTCCCCAAGTCTCCACGGAGTGGTCATGAGCAAGCGAGAATCGGGCAGCTGGTTCGCCATCAAGCCGTACCACAAGATGCCCGAGATGCCGCCCGAGTATGACTGCAAGGTCTACCCGATCACCTCCTCCGCGAAGGAAGTGCTGGTGACGCTGGAGCGCGGTCAGGTGCCCGTTTCGTCCCGCAGGCTCACTACCCACAGCCTTCATACCGAGGAGCAGTTCGCCCACGTCGTGCGCGTCGCCGCACATGAGCTGTGGGATGAGCAGCGGCGCACCGATCAGGTTAAGGAATGGCTCAAGGAGAAGGTATGGGAAACCTAAAGTGGCACAACGTCTCTAAAGACAACCCAGGCTTCAGCGTCTACCACGCCTCCCCTACCCGCAACCCAGATGTCCTCTACGTCATCCGTCAGAAGCGGAAAACCGACGACTTCACCCCAGTCGGATGGCGGCTCTTCGTCAGACCCAAGCCAGGCATCCCGCTGGCCACCATCTACATGGCCGACACCCTCAAAGAGGCCAAGGAGTTCGCCGACCACTGGGAAGAGATCGCCAGCACCAGCGGCGAGCAATGAGCGGACAGGCCGCCGAAAGGAAACCATGACCAAACTCAAAGCCACCCTCGCAGCCATCTTCCTCATCCCCGTCGGGGCCATGACGGTGGCCTGCGAAGCATCCCCAGCCCCCGGCGACGACGCCCTCACCCGTGGCTTTTCCGGCAGCGCACAGCCGCACTACGTCGACCTGCCGGATGGCCGCAAGGTGCTCTGCGTGTACGAGAGCACCCGCGCAGAGAACGGCGGGCCCTCATGCGACTGGGACAGAGCCAAGTGAGAAGCCCAACAACTCGCCAGCCATAGGACGTGCGAGCGTCCAGTCCACTTCGGTAGGGTTCTTTCTCGCGGGGGAGAAAGGGTAGACGAAGTGGCGCGTCAAGTCATTGTGCTAACGACAGACGACCTAGATCCAACAAAAGAAGCCTCGGTAACCGAAGTCATCGGCTACCGAGGCTTTTTGTATGAGATCGACCTGACAGAAGAGCACGCAGAAGAGCTAGAGCGGATCCTTGACAAGTGGCTGAGTGTCGCGCACGAAAAGAAAAGGTGGTCTAAGAGTACGAAGAAGAAGCCCAGCGTCGCCCCTAATGAGCCGGAATCGTCTGTTCACGTGTCCATGACCTTGACAAAGGAGCAGCGGAGGGCGGTGCGCGAATGGGGCCCCAAGCATGGGTTTAAGGTCGCCAAGCGTGGGTATATCTCCCCGACTGTCATTGAAGCTTGGAAGAACTCGCAAAATGAGTGACGAAGACCGAGTGGTTAAGCCCCAACACCGTATGTGCCGTGTTTTCGGTCACGCCTGGGATTACACCACAGTTAAGAAAGAGAGAGGGGCCTACATCCAGGGGCTTGTCTGTATTAGATGTTCTACTGAAAGATTCTTACAGATCAATGCACGCACGGGGGAGACAAAGGGCAGTCGCTACAGCTACGCTGACGGCTATCTTTTCAAAGGTGGCGGAACGCTAACGCCATCAGAGAGGAGTGAGCTAAGGCTTTTAGAAGTAACTGGGCACAGGCCCCGACAACGAAGGAGGATTTCATGACCACGACAGGCTACAGTGCAACCGTGACAGCACCGTCAATACGCGCGTTAATCATCACGCCAGAAGGCACGCGGGAAGTACGCATGATCGATCAAACCCTGCCTGCCATGCGCGAACTGCTCGGTGGTCACATCGAGGCAGTAACCACCACACACGCCACCTTCTGGTGCAACGAAGAAGGCAAGCTCCTCGGTTTGCCGACCAACCCCATGGCAACGTACCTCTGGTGGAAACTGCAACCCGAGATGGAAGGCCTCGACAACTTCCACGGCACCATCGTCGTCACCGGGCCCGCCGACGAAGCAGGCGACTCACACCCCGTCCACGACGCCGTCATAGACCTCTACGAGCGGATGAACGCAGTCCGCTCCGAGTGGATCATCCACCCCTCCCGAGACCAAGCTCCTGGAGGAGAGACCGCTCCTTAGCGAAGGGCTCCCTGCCCAGTCCTCGCCGGGGCCGGATCGCGGCAATCACACAGCTGCCATCCGGCCCCTCCTCATACCGCTGATAACGCCGAACCGGCCGATCCATCGGCTTATTCTCACGCCACCACCGATAATGCGTACTGCACCACCCGCGACCCGACACGCGACGGCCGCAACCCTCAACCTTGCAAACAGCCATCTACAGCCACCCATCTACCCTGAAAGCCCATGAGAACCAAACTCTTCGCACTCATCGCCGCACCCATCGCGGCCACCGCAGCCATCGCACTCGCCCCCACAGCAGAAGCCAGGACAGCGATGTACCGCGTCGGCGTCGACATCACCCCCGGCGACTACATGTACAAAGTCGTCGGATGGGAAGAAGGGGCCTGGGCGCTATGCCCAAACCCCAACTGCGAGACGCCAATTCAAAACGAGATCGTCGTCGGCGAAGGCTCAACCGGCTACATGACCGTCACGCCCAACGCCAAGTACGTCAAAACGACCTACCTGACGCTCACACCAGCCTGACCCACATCCCGGCCAACCCCAGGGAGGTGCGACCAGCAGTTTTGTCGCACTCGACCTGGGGTTTTTTACATACAGCAAACCCCTCAACCGAGGCCCGAACCGCAGTTCGGAAGCTCATTGTCGCTTCGACCTGCACTTGGGGATCCAATAAGGCCACCCCCCAAACCCCCCTCCATCATATCAGCAAAATGAAATCAGAGTCATTCGGCCCAAAATCCTCGGGGAGAGAGGCGCCGAT